TGCTATCCGTCGCTGTGGCTGTCTCTGCTATGAATGCGTTGTAGACAGAATTACTAAGCGACGAAAACGGGGCTTGTGAGAATGCGGATATGCCGAACACTCGTCATGCCCCACTCATTTAAACTGCTGCCAAATCAGATTCGGCAAACCAGCGTTGTTGTGTACGACCGTTGACATCTGTCCACTCAATCAAGTAAGACACATTGCCATCTTCATCCATACGCATACTGATTACTGGGCCTTGGGGAACAACGCCAGCCAGTTTTACGACATCGCCTTTTTTGAATGTTGCCATGATTAACCTGCCAAGCTAAGTGTGTAAGTGACGTTCAGCGTATCGCCTGAAACAACAGAGCGGTCGCCGGGAGAGGTGAAGTCAGATGCAGAGTACAGAGTACCTGTTGATCCGCTCTTTGTGTTGTCGCTGACCAAGAATGCGCCGCCAACAGTTGACGTTGCGTTGATACTGTAAACAGCAGGAGAAGCTGAGTTGGTGGCTACAGATGGGTTGGCTGTGGTGGGTGTGGCAAATGTGCAAGCAGGGCGGGTTGCTTGGCTGTAAGGAACAACTTCAATCCATCCGGCATGTGAGGACATGGTGTCGCCAGCGGCAGGGCTGTTTGATGCGCCTGAACCGTACAAACCAATATACCAAGTGGCGGTGTAAGCACTGCCAAGGAAGTACTTGTTGTTCATATCTTGCAAACCACCATTGACGACCAGATTGGGACATTCAGCTTCCCACTTCAGGTTTCCGTCTTTGTCAAAGCACTGCATGGTGTAAACGCCTTTGGCAGACGCTGTTTCTACAGACTCCAAGGCTTTGGTGATTGCGCTACCAATAACGTCGGTGGCTTTGGCTTTTTCTATGGTTGACATTTGTTGCTCCTTAAATAAGTCGAATGAGTGCAGATGTGCTGGTGTTAGCAGGCATCGTCACAATGAAACTATTGGTAGATGTTTTGTCATTACCAAAATCTAAAACGCAGATTGCGCCGTTTGCTCCGGCTTTGTAGATCAAAGCGCCACGAGCAGTGATTGACCCAGTCCATGCTGGAGATGTAAAGGATACATACACAACACTGCCGGAAGATGTTGGCTCAGATGAAACTGTTGCTGTTACAACATTACCGCCAGCAACGTAATTTCCACCAGACGCTTCGCCTGTGGTCGTGTACTCGGTCGTGGTTTGGTTCAACGTGGCATTGTTGGTGTACAGCGCCAAATAGAACGTGTCGGTAGTCAAGTTGATTGACGCATTAGCCAAGCCAGCGCGAAGCGTATTGCAGGAGAAGTTGCCGGTGAACGCCATTTATCGCACCCCGTTATTCTGAGGTAGCGGGGCCACACGGTACTGACCACTGCGGTATGCGTCACTGCGCTCCAAACCATCACCAAGACGTTGAGCAAGTGCAAGTGCTTCTTTGTATTTGCCGTCATACAAAGCCATGATGTCTGGCTCGCCCTTCATGTAGGTGTAAGCCTCAACCAGTGTTCCGTATAACAGAACAGAATCAAAGTTGTCCCCTAACCATGTAGTGGACGCCGTAACAATTGACTCGGGGTAATAGTAGTAATGCAACTCGACGTTATACGCAGAATCAGGTGTTGGGCCGAGAATGAAACTCAACTCGTTTGTCACAACAGGGGTTGCACCCGAAGTCGTGGTTGGGCCAAACAATGCGTAGTACTTGGGCAGTGCGGTGTCAGTTGGCTGCGGGTACGCCTGACGAATGAAGTTCACATCCTTGTTCAACAAATACTCGTAGTTGCCACTTGCGTCAATCACCGCCATAGAGAACGATGACAAGAAGTCGCCGGGGCAAGATAAGTACTTGTTTCCAGACGCTGTTACCCCCGTCACGTTTTTACGCAACGAAGGGAACTGAACTGTGTTGTAGATGCGCTGTTCTGCCTGAGTTATGAACGTGTTCATATTCGCCGTCGGGACGGTGTTCTCAGTGTAGTCAGTGACCGCAACTACAAGCTGGGCGTAATTCATGCCATTGGGCCTCTAGACATCAAGCCTTTGGTAGCTGCGCCTGTGCCGCGCATTTTGATGCCGTCGGTTTTGATAGGCTGGTTACCGGCAGCTTTGCTGACATTGCCAACGCTCATATTGACTGTTTTGGCTTCGCTGTGGTTTGGCAGTTTGCCGGGGTTGGGTTCAATACCAACAGCTTTGCCGGTCATGGTGTGCGGTTGTGCATACACCATAGCGTTGCCAACTTCTTTGCCCATTCGTTTGTCGCTGAATTTAGCCATTATTTGCCTCGCTGATTTGCAACTTTAGCCATACCACGACCCATGCTCAACATCATCTCATTGGTCTTGCCGCCTTTGGCTAATTTGGTCATAGGCTTGCCGGGGTGCAGCTTTTTCTCGTGCTTATGCACAGCTCCAGCAATCATTTTTTTGTCCTGCTTTAAGTCTTTTTTGTCCATGATCGACTCCTTATGTCGTTGTTACCGTAACTGTACCAAGTTCTACAACTAAAACCAAGTTATTTGGTGTTAGCTCAGCGTCAAAACCTGAAGCGCCCCCAACAGGATACCAACCCCACTGGAAAATTCGACTACCGCCTTCGTTCGTCCCTGACCCATCAATCCCAGTGCCAGTTGGGTCAAGCTGCAACCCGTTTGTTCCAGAAATCACATAACTCCGGTCAGGTCTAGGATTTCTCAAAGCCTGCGGGTCATCCACAGGATACATACCCAACTGCAACTGAGGGTGATCTGGATCCCAACACTCAGGACAAACCAACAAGTTATATTGTTTTGTCTTGATGATCTCGGTCTTCAGAACCTTCAGTTTAAACCGTTGTCCACACCGATCACACTCGGAAATTGCGTTCTTGCCAGAGGCAAAACGATTACTCACCGCTACCTCCCAATGTAGGTTTGACGGGGTACGAGTCTCAAAGCTGCCTTCTCATGATCTTCGTATGCTGCTAGTTCCCAAGCTTCGTCATACTGCGTCTTGAGGAACGGAATGCGCTCTGCGCCATTGGGAATCTTTCCAGCGATGTAATACGACAGGCCAGCCGCCATACAGGGCAAGAATCTAAAAGGAACGTCCATGATATTGACACCGCCGCCTGCGTCTTGGGTACGTCGCAGCCGCCAATACACAAATTGGTATTGCTGTGCATTGTCTGGGGTAGGCCAAACGGTGATCGCGGGGACTTGTTGCCAATAAACAGCAGTTGCACTTGTGTGGCTTGCGGCGGTTGTGTTTTGCTGACCCCGGAAACAGTTATATAGGGTGTTCCCTGAGATATAGCTGTAGTTGATGATCTCGTTGTCAATCTTTACAAAGCCAGCGGCGGGTAAGCCAACAGCAGAATTCAGCGTAATCTCGGTGTCAGTGCTTGTGATTGCGCCACTAAGGGTTAACCCTGTCGGCGAAGTTTGACCGTTGTAGCGTTGAATCCAAACCTGAATAGGTCTGGCTTGTTGAATCTTGTTGGGGATCGTAGCGTAGGTAGAAACGCTAATCCTTGTGATACTCAAGTCAGCCTGAGTTGCGGCTACGTTTGCACCCGTACGGATCACATGCTCAAGCAAGTCAATGGTGTCGTCAGGCAGGGCGTATGTGTTCTGACCCTGCACAAAGTCAATCGTGCCGGTCTCGATAGTCCACAAGTTGATGCCACGGTTTGCCCAGTCAGCAAACATAATATTCAAACTACGTCTGGCTGTACGCAGGTCATATCCGGTGCGAAGCTCACCACCGGCGCGTTCAAACGCCTCCTCTACCAACTCGGTGAGGTCTAGGTTAAAGCCACTTGCGCCGGAAGTTTGTGCCATTAAATCATCTCCGCAGTTTCATGAGCCTTTAAAAGCGCTTTTAACCGTTCAATTTCTTTGTCTCGCTCTTCAAGTTTACGCATAAGGCTGTCGTTCATATCAGCCCACATCACGACTTGTTCCATGCGCTGCTTATGATCCCTGTGCATGAGTTCAAACATGCGCTCAGACATTTCAATTTGCTTTTGGATGAAGGTAATCATTATCTAAATCCTGCCGTTTTCTTTGCCACTTTGGGTGGTTGTTTTACGAATTGTTTGCCTTTAGCTTTGCCAGCACGTTTTGCGCGTGTTGTCGCAGCGTACTCAGAAGGGCTAAGGCTTTTAATTGCAGCCTCAGGAAGGTATCTTTCGCCTGTGTCAGAAGATTTTTTACCACTTTTGGTTCTCCATTTTTGATCGCCCCAGTTTTTAAGGGAAGTCTGCGGCGCTTTCAATCTCTGTACCCCCCGCCAGCAGCCTTGTACTTCTTGGCTACCAACTGAGCTTTCCTTGCTGACCACTGACCAGCACCCGTGCCATGAGTAGCTGCTGCTTTGACCTGAGACACAATCCGCTTACGCAGACTTGGTTTCGTGTAATTTCCCGCAGCATTGACCTTGCCACCATCCGCATACATATCCACGTCTTGCGGCTTGTCCTTGCGATGGATAACCTTCTTCCCCGGCATCTTCTTGGGGTTGATTGCGCCCATGCCACGAGAAGACATCATCAGACCATCTTCCCGCGAGTTTTGCCTTTGGTGCAGCAACCATCAGCACGGCTAGAGGCGGATGAAACCATCCCGCCTTTTTTCATTTGGGTCGCCATACTGCCTTTTTTTGCACGCTCTTCTTCGGCAGCAGCCAAAGCCTTAGATTCAGCTAAAACTTTAGCAACGGAATCTTTTTGAGCATCCTTGGCAATCATTTGAGGGAGTAAACCAATACCGCCCTGACTAGCCAATTTGCCAATCATTCCTTTACCCGAGGCAATTCCCATCACGGGACTGAGATCTTCTAAACTTATTGCCATGATTACACCATCTTTCCGCGAGTCTTACCCTTGGTACAGCAGCCGTCAGCACGGCTGGAAGCTGTCATGCCGCCTTTGGCAAATGCTTTACCCATTTCTGTTTTGGTGGTGGGCGCAGTCTTTCTCTTCTGGTAATCTTCCTCGTCTTTTGCTTCTTGCATAGACTGCTTCTGACCTGCGGTCATTGGCTCTTCTTTACCACGAGACTCACGTTTCATCTCGCTTGCGGCTTCACGGCGATCTTGAGCGCGTTTTTCGTCACCTGCTTTAGTTGCCGTACGGTCAGCATTACCAATTGCCGCCATAGTCCCCGCCGCTGCTAATGGAGCACCAAAACCTAAAACTGCAATTTTTTCAGCTTCGGCATCGGGGTTATATGATTTTTTGGGTGATGATTTATACCTACCCATTCCTGCGCCAGCGCCGCCACCTTCAAGTGGGTTCAAGTCGGCGTAATGTCTTGAGTGTTTTCCCATGATTAACAGATCCTTCCGCGAGTTTTGCCTTTAGTGGCGATGCCGTCACCACGACGCGAAGCAGTCATGCCGCCTTTACGAAAGTTTTCAGCCATACCTTTGGGGCCAGCAAGCCAAGCATTGGGGTTCAGTGTCTTTGCTTCCCGTGCGGCTTGTCTTGCAGCCAAAGCTTCTGCTGGACTCATACCTTCTGCGGCACGTCGTTCAGCTTGTGCAGCGTTGTAAGCTTTTTGTGTCCTACCCGCAGTTGACATTTCTGCGCCAATTTTTCCAAGGCCACCACCTATAGGGGTAAGTGCGGACATGGTGTTAGAGACATTACGTCCCAGCTCTGTACTGTCAATACGTTCGCCGCCTTCAGGAGCGCGTCTGCTTTGACCGGGGATTTGATCTACAGGAGACAACTTGGACCTACGCATTTGCGCTGCCGCTGCGCGGGAAGCGTTACTCATTGCATCTGTAGACTTTGAAGTTTGATTAGATGGTGCTGCCATTAAATCTTTACGGGCCGCTACTTTGCTCTCAACCGCCCTCAAAGAAGGCATTGGCTTGTTACCTTCAGTACGCTTGGCGTCACCACCGGGAACTGCGCGACTTGAGGTAGTAGTTGTTTTGTCTTCCGCATCAACCTTGGCTTCAGCTTTGGGCGAAGATTTCAATTTAAGATTTTTGTCGCTATCGGTCCCGCCTCCATAACCGATATTTGAAGCCTTGTTTTTGGTAGTACCGGTGTACGAAGACTCGTTTGTGGCTTTAAAAGGCTCGTCTTTAGCCTCGACTTTTTTAGTGTCTTTGGTATAAGAACTTGTCTTCTGATCGCCAGCGTTGTCTTTGTCTTTGCCCATTTGGGACAGTTTGTACCCAAGAAAACCGAGTGCGGCTAGACCCGCTAAATCTTTTGCTTTCGCCATGATTGGCTCCTTTTAGCAGCTTTTGCCGCCCTTGTTCATTTTGACCATCTTGCCTTTGGTTTTACCCTTGGCTTCGATGCCGCCGCCTTTAGCCATTTTCTTCATGCCGTCTTTGGCAGTGTCCATACCTTTTTTCATTGCAGGCTTGCCCATCTTAGAAGGCATCTCTGATTTTTTACCTGCTGCCATCTCTTTTTTCTTGGCAATCATTTCCATGAAAGGGTTTGCTTTAGCCATATCACCACCTCTTTTAAAAGTTTTGCCTTTGTCGGCGTTTGAAAATTCTTTACCCACAGACTGCGGGACTCCGGCTTTCTTGGCAAACGCTGGGTTGTGGGCCACCGCTTCCATGAAATTGTGCTGCTTCTTACTCGTGCTCGGCATCGTCGTCTTTCTTTTTACGGAACAACGTGGAGAAATCTTTGCCTGTAGCCATTTCGTAAATACGCATGGCACCCACTATTGCACCGATCAAGCCAAATACGGGCGTGAGTAAGTTTAAAAATGTACCGAGTGTAGTAAACACTGCTACGACATCTAATACATTTTTTGCGGTGTCTGTATGTTCAGTCATACGAATCTACCCTTCGTTTTGCCTTTGGTAGCACAGCCATCTGCGCGTGAGGAGGCTGTCATGCCGCCTTTTTTAAACTTGGGTTTCCTCAACCCAATCACTTTACCCCGTGTTTCGCGTTTTACTTCATCATCCGCCTCATCTCTTGCAGATTTTATTGACTCTAACTTATCCTCCCGAGAAGTTTTAGGGTCAAGAACTGTGTTGTAATATTTTTTTTCGCCCGCGTGTTCGCCAATTTTAGTTTTTGCTAGGCTAAGTTCTTCAGACGTACGGTCTTTAAAATCCGGGAATGATAGTTTTTTAGCCATTTACACAAACCTACCCTTCGTTTTGCCTTTGGTAGCGCAACCATCAGCTTTGGTGACGTAGCCGCCTTCAGCGCAGTTCCATGCACGGAGGCTCTTGTTAATCCTCGAATCTGGATCCCTTGCGGTTTCGGCGCTCGTCAATTTCGCTTTCATCCCTTTCATACGGGCGCAGAAAGAGTCTCGCCTGCTGCCGCCTTGGGGCTGCGGAGCTTTTAACCCCGGTTTCCCGGGATTCGCTGCGTTGTAAGAAGCCCGTCCTTTGGCGTTCAGCCCGCCTTTCGGATTCTTCCCTTCTTTGCGCGTCCATGCTGGGGATTTAGCCATAAAATGTCGTCACTTTAGCTACATTGGGGGCCGTGCCGGGTAGCGTCACATGAATGTCTGTCTCGAACAAAATGCCTTCGCCGGGAATGAGCAATGAAACGGGTTGTGTACCTGTACCAATATTAAATTGCAACCTCACAGTACCGGAAGCACCGCCGTCACGAAAAATAATATCCCCCGCTGTTCCACCAGAAATGCAATGATATGCCTTGAGGCGGTTGCGCCCCGATACCACTGTACCTGTCGCTTCTACGTGCGCGGATTTAACGTCTGTCTGCATCATAATCAATCTCCTGTTATTAGGGGGCCGAAGCCCCCTTGGGTTGATTAAGCTGTACGAGAGAACACGTAAGCTGTGGCACTAGAGAACATGATAGTGAAACGAGCAAGTCCTGTTACGCCAGAAGGTACTGTCAACAGACCTGCGCCAGCACCTGAACCGGCGGCGGCGGCGGCAGACAAGATGCCGTTAGTTGCCACAGCAATTGTTACTGTGTTTGCGCCAGCGGTGTTGTCAACAAACAAGTCCAGCGTAGTGCCGCGAGTTGCACCAATAGCAGTACCAAGGTCTGTGCCGGTAGGCAAGGTGATGGTTGTGGCTGCTGCGGAGGTTGAAGTGATGTAGCCTGTAGCAACTTCTGCTGCGGTGGCTGTAGCCGTTGCGTTGATAGCAGCGGTTGATGGATGATTTATATCGGTAAAGACCAGATTTGTGGCTGTTAAATTGGTTACGCTAGTGGTAACACCAAGAGTAGAAGTCGTAGTGACTGCGCCAGTGGTTGAGTTGATAGAAACAGTCTCAAAACCGTTCTGCGATCTTACTGGGCCGCTAAATGTACTATTTGCCATGTTTAATTCTCCATGCGTTGTAGCGTATCAATCTGCATGAGGTCAGCCGAGCCTGTTTGATACGCCGATGAGTCTCGGGGTGGTTGCAATATACACGATCTATGTAGAATGTCAACATGCCGTACAAAGACCAAACCAAAAGAAAAGAAAAACAACAGGAATATTCCAAAAAATACTACGCTGACAATACGCAAAAGGTCAAAGACACCACTAGAAAAACAGACGCCACCTTCAAGAAAAAATGGAAGGAATTTAAGGCCACTCTGTCATGTCTTGAATGTGAGGTTAGCCATCCGGCGGTTTTAGATTTTCACCACATAGACCCGGAAATGAAGAACGCCAGCGTTCATACACTTGTAAAGGCTAAAAGTTACAGAAAAGCACTGGAAGAAGTGCAGCAGTGCGTAGTGTTGTGTTCAAACTGCCACAGGGTTCACCACTATAACGAACACCAAGCCAAAAAAATGGGGGCCAAAGCCCCCACTTAATCACTCTTGTACAGTTTCTTGTACAACTTCTTCAACTTCCTCTTCAACGTACTCAACCCAGTCATCAGACTCTTCGTCGTACACATACCATGTGTCGAGTTCTTCGTCGTACCAATACCAAGCGTCGGTCTCTTCGTCGTAAACGTACTCTTCGTCTTCGTCAAACTCAACGCCTGCGTCGTCAAATTGGTTGAGAAGAAACTCGTCGGTAACGTCATAGTCGACAGCCCAGCCGTATTCTTTTTGAAACTCGATGAATTCTTGAATGATCTGCACTTTTTCAAAGTCGCTGGTCTCGATGGTCACAACTTCGTCGTCCAAAAAATCCCAATCGCCAATTTTAATTTCTACTTTGTACATGAAAAACTCCTTTAATTTGGTGCAGCCCTATGCCGCAAAACAATCCTACGGAGCTTCTATGACTATTGCAAGGCTAATGAAAAAGGGCCCCTTTTGGGGGCCCTCATCTGGTTATTTAAAACCAAATTATCATGCCGAACCGGGGGAACCGTACATTCCCAATGGATCAGACCAACCGAAGCTGTAACGCTCGCGGGCTTTGTAACGGACGTTGCCGGTATCAAAGTCACCGTCCATGCTGTTAGCAAGGGGTGAACGAACAAAGTGCTTCAGACCGTTAGGCACATCAGTAGTCAAATACCAGCCATTTGTGTCGGTCAGGTAATGGTTAATGGTGTAGCCTTCAGGGATAGAGCCGTTGTTCTTCAATGCGTTGATGTCGTTGTCGGTAGTGCCAACGCGGAGGTTGGTTTCCAACAGGCGGGTAGCCACGAACTGCAATGCAGGGGGAACAATCAGCTTCTTGGGCTTAGCGGCAATTAACAAACCACGCTCGTCTGTCCATGCAGCGATCTGAATAACAGCGTTTTCCAACGAAGTTTCATTCAAGTCAGCAGCAGTGGCGGGACGGTTGGAGTTAGTGCCACCAGAAACCAAGGGGTGAGCAGTGCTAAACAAAGCAACGCCGTCGCCACCGGGATAAGCGGCAGAGAAACCGTTGTTCAGAGTAGCAGCAGCTTTAACCTGCTTGGTGTAAGCCATAGCACGAGCCAGACCTTTGGTGTAACGAGCAGACAAGCTGTCGTACAAGTTATCTTCAATCGCTTCTTCAGTGATCGAGAAACCCAAAGCAATGGTTTCGTGGTTGTAGCGGGTAGTCCATGCCTCTTGTGCGTTGTCATAAGCGATGGCAGAACCTTCGTTTTTGACGGGTGCAGCTGAGAAGCCAGACAGTTTGGTCTCTTCCTCAAAAGAACGCTCTGAGGTTTCGGTTTCATAAATTTCTTTATGTTCTTCACCGTAACGAGCGTACTCCATACCAAACAAAGCGTTCAGGCCGGGTAAGAGTTCTTTAAGCAGTTGTGCGCGTGAAATAGCCATTTAAGTAACTCCTTATGCGCCAGTGGCGGAATAGTAGCCATGCAGACCTTGGTTCAACTTAACCAAGACTTCAGGATACTGAGTGAAAATCACAGTCGATGTGTAAACACCAGAGTTCAATGTGAATGTGGCGGCTTGGTTCAGCACAACAGAAGTTGCGCCTGCTGCGGCTGCGGTATCAACAAAAGAACCTGTCTGTGCAATTTGACCGTTTGTGGTCAACACAGAAACGTCTGTACCAACTGGCAAGGCGAAAGGCAAAGCACTGACGGTCAAGGTAGTTGTACCTGTACTGTAAGTGGCTGTACCCAACGAAACTGCTGTGTCGGCAACGACACCAACCATGCGCAAAGGCAAAGTAGTAGTGACGGGAGTATCCACAGGAGCCAAAACTGCGTTAGCAGAATTACCAGTGGCTGTGCTGCCAGTGTTGTTGATGGCTGACAGGTTAGTGCCAATCATCGCCAAAGCGCCGGAAGCAATGGTAGTGCCAGAAGAACAAACAACAGCCTTGAACACAGCATCGGGATCGTCCAACACATAAGCTTGGCAATCACCGGCAGCGGTGCTTGCGGGCCAGTATTGGCTGAATTGCTTTTGCTTTGTTACGGGGCTAGTGAATGTGCAACCCAAGAAAATACCGGTAGTCTGGTTCAAACCAGTGCCAGTAGAAACTGAGGCGCGTGTGGCAAAGCCACGGGATAGAACAACAAAGTCACCATAGAAGATGTCGGTCGCATAACCGTACTGGATGGGGTACATGCGAGTAGAACCCGCAAATACTTGACCACCAATCAAGTTTTGTGCCAACAGCCCGTATGGAGCTGATACGACGGGATAAGCCATTTAAGACTCCTTTTAAAAAATTTATGTACCTGTTCCAAATGTTACTTTGGACGATCTTTCCGCGAATTTTGACATTCGTGGGTCATTGTCTTTCATGTAGGTGTTGTCCACCGAATCCATTTGCGCTTTGTTTATCTTGGCAAAGTGAGCATCACGTTGTTGCATAAACTCGGCTGGGATACGGCAAAGTACTAACCCACCAACTTCAACATTTCCTTTAAAGCGTCCGTCAACGGAAGCGTGCATCATGAGTTCTGGATAATCTTCTGCTTTGCAGGGTTCATATCCCTCACGTAACTTAGAAGAGATGTTTGATGGATCACTATTACCCAGTACGCTAGTACGGATCCAACGATGTGTCCAACCGGGCCTATCGTCGGGTGAAGGTAAAGCCTCTGGCGCTTGCCATGATGTTGGTCGTCGTATCTCTTGGCGAGTGTCCAACGCACGATCTAGGCGATTTTGCGGTTTTCCAGCTTTATTGACTTCAGTGTTTTCCATTTTTTATCCTTTTCTAAGTAAAGCAACCTGTTTAGCATATTCTTCGATGGGCACCCCAAGGCGACGCGCAGTGGCGGCTTCTGATGCTTTTAAACGAATACGGCTAGGTGGAGTACTACGCGAGGCCGGAGCCACAGGCGAAGTATTTCTTGTTGCACGGCGTGGAGTATCTTCATATTCCTCTTCCGGTTCTGACGCCCTTTTCTTAGGAGGCGGATCGTCTTCCTCGTAGCTCTGGTCACTCTCAAAGTGCTCAGGAAATCTTTTGCGCATCGTTTTGTCGATGGTTTTGAAGTACTCTTCAGTACCTACATAGTCCGCACCATACTCTTTCTGCAACTTTCTGTCAATACCCATTGCAGACATAGTCATTTCGTCGTCAATACCCCACCAGTCGCTGTTGCGCTCAACCCACTTTTTAGTGCGAGGTGGCATACGTGGAGCTTCTTCTGCCTCACGCGCGGGGGGCTGGTATTCTTTCTCCTCATTCTTAATTGGCCTCATGCCTTCAGCACGGTCAATCTTGAGGGTAGCTCTAGCAATCGCTTCTTGCGCTGCAACAATTGAGTCTGGATCAGCAGCTTCGTACGCTTTTTTGTACTTCTCTTTGGCGGCGTCTAACTCAATTTGAGCAGCGGATTTGGACTGCTCAATGTAAGCTTCGCTGCCTGTAGAGAGCTGTTGTTGTAAGCGTTTGTTTTCTGCAAACACCTGTTTGGCAAATTCCTCCGCAGCTTCACGTTCCCGCAGAGCTTGCTCTTTTGCGCGGCGTTCATCGTGATATCCACGGGTGAACTTCTTAATTCGTTTTTGGACCTTCTCGTCGTAGGATGCTAACTCTTCATCAGTTACTTCCTCAACAGGCTCCTTCATGGGCTTGCGACCACGATCTTCCTCTGGGGTGTCGTCTTCAATCTCAACTTCAAATTTCTCTTCAGCAGCTTTTTCTGCTTTCTCGTCGGGAAACTCGTAAGTCTCTTCAAACTTTGGTAACGGCATGATTTACTCCTTATGCTGCTCGTGTGATACCACGGGGATCTTCCACAACCGCTTCAACCGAATCATCATTGATGATGCGGAATTCACGACCATGAATCTTCAGGCGAGTGCCTGAATTGGGGCGGACGATGACAAAGTCACCTTCCTTGCATGACGGTCCACTAGGGAATCGGTCAGTGTCTTTATAGGCGTCGGGGCCAATCTTCACTACAAATAGCACTGGGGTCAGTACTTCTTCATAGTGCATAGATTGATTTGATTTAACAATACCAATTTCACTATCTGCAAACTCTTCCATTGCTTCAGGAACAACGCACAGAAGGTGGAAAGTTTTAGGATCGGGCAACTGTTTCGCTTTATCTTCTGCACTCGTGTTAAGAATGCCAGATAAATCTACCGCAGCGACGTCAAATTCAGTCATCAGAATACTCCAGTTTTTTCGCAAGGTCTTTGACAAGTTGTTCTGCGTGAGTTAGACCCCGAATAACTCCGCAAACGTGCCGATACTCGGCGAAATCCTTAGCACCACCACCGTTTAAAAAAACGGCCTGATCCTCGCGTAACTTGTCAATTTCTTTGAGTAAATATGCAAGTGCTTGTGAATTCATTTACTGTCCTTTATTTGGTGGTTTGCCAGTGTTTTGCGCAGCTCTCTGCGCGGCTTGCTGTACGGCTAATTGAGCGCGATGTTTAGCAGCGTCAATCCCTAAACGCATTCCTTCAGTCTCTTGTTGTCTTGCTGCTTTATCTTTGTTTGCAGCTGCCTGTGCGCCGACCTGCATAGCAGCAATTTCTTTTTGAGCCGCGATACGCGCTTCTTCAATACGAATCTGATCTGCCTTTGCCGCAGCATCAATCTGTTGCTTCTGCTGTTTAAGCTGCAACTCGCCTTGTTTGATCTGCAACTCCTGCATCTGCATCTGGACCAATGGGTCCTGCATCTGTTGTTGAGCCTGCTGCTGTTGAGCTTCTTGTTGGTTCTGCTGAAGAATCTGTTGAGCCGCTTGCGCTGCCATAACAGCAATTTGATCCGCCTGTTCAGGAGTGATCTTCTTGTTATTTTCTTCACCGGGCAACGACATGCCCATACGCATCTCGATTTGTTTACGGTACTCAAGCGCCATATGCTCGTTGATGTGAGCCATAGCCGCCGCCATAATCACCTGCGCCTGTGGATTCATCTGCATCATCTGCTGAATCTTGGGATCTTGAATCGCTGCCATATGCACTTGGATGTGAGCTTGATGGTTCTGCTCGATGAACGCCTTGACGGGCTTCATAGTCAACAAGTCTTGGTTCTCTTGCACTGGGTCTGTTGGCACTTCATCATCTTCAGTCTTGACTAACTTGTCTGCGTTCTTAACGCCAAGCACTTCAATCATCTGACGGTGCAATAGAGACATGTCATACAACTGCGGAGCTTGTTGAGCCAACTGCATAACAGCTTGGTACTGCACAATTTTTTGTGCCATTGTTGCCGCGTTTGGATCACTGACAGGGATAACTTCTGTGCTGTCGTAATCCGATTTCTTGGCTTTACGGCCTGCGTCTACAGGCTCATAGTCGTACTCCTCGGGCGTATAGTCAGCGATGATGATTTTCAAAAGTTTGAACTCTTGTTTCATCGTGAAGTGAATACGAGCTTGAACTGCCCCCATCACTTTTAACTGTCGCTCTAACAACGCAAGCGTTGTACCGACTGGAGCCTGCGCGCTCATATCCGACACATTCATATCACCACTTGATGCGAATGCGCGGCCTTCTTCTACTATGTTCTGGAAAAGGGCAAACAGGACCTGACTTGGCTCCTTGTATGGAAGTGGTAATATGTTGTCACGGATGCTTCCTGAAGGCACATCTACGTCTCTAAATTCTCCGGGTTGGATTGGGGTGTCGTCTCCCTTAATGCGTAAGCCGCGAGATTTAAGACCTCCGGGTAAGTTAGACAGCGTGCCAGCATCAACGAGCTGTCGGATGAGCATCGTAGCCGATTTCGCATATCCCCCGATAAGGTGGATAAGACCGTAACCATAGAAGCCAAAACCGGGGATGTACTGGTAGTGGACAAAGTGCTGTCGTTTGTTGTGAAGTTCGTCGTCTTCATACCAATTTCTCCTAATAGCTAAAACTTTGTTTGTGCTTTTTTCTACGGTGACTACGTATGGCAGTGCTATCCCAGTGGGTTTACCTTTTTTGTCTTTATGTTCAAACCCAGCCAAGTCCAAGTCAACGTGCATCTCCAACAGCCGGAAACGGTCGTCGTTAATAGCTGACATGCCCTGCTCTTCAGCTTTCTGCTTCTCAATATCATCCAACTCATGTGTTGGCTCGCCTAAGTCCACGTCGATGTAAAACCCAGCTTCTTGTAACTTCTTAATCTCGTTCTCGGTCTTACGCATGACGTGTGTTACGCGTTCTGCCGTCTCCAAATTACTTGCCCCATACGGCACAACAATGTCTTCTGCTGGAATAAACACCGCGACCTGACGGCCCTTGCTCGGGTCATAGTAGACTTTCTTAAACGCTGAACCTGCAAGAGGCAATGACCACAAGAGCTTTTCATGCTCAGGACGATACTCAGTCATCACTTCGGTCAACTGATAGTTCATATCATCTTGTACACGTATGGCAGCTTCTTCTGTATCGCGTGTCTCTTCACCAATAATTTTTGTCTTGACTGGACCCATTGCTGGGAACGTTTCCATAATCCCTTCTGCTTGAAAGCGTACAACGCTCTCTGTCAACATAGGGTGGAATACACCACAAGCGCCCTGCCAAGGTTCTGTTCTATCTTCGTAATTCAAACCCAGCAACTTCAGACCATCAACATAAGTTTTGATCCAATCCTTGCGGTCCATTATGTCTTTGCCAAAGTCTTCAACTAATTCTGACCCAAGCGAATCTAAGTCGCCCTCGTCCATGTATTCGGCGAGATTGGCATCAAAGTCTTCTGCTGTTTCTTTGCGGGGCTTTAAATCAATCTCAATGTCGCCAAGGCCAATATTGACTGACTCAGGATCTTCAATTTCGATCTCAATAGGAGCATCCATTTCTTGTTCCATACCAAGAGGGGCTGCGTACAAACCTTTTTCTATTGCCATGATGTGTCCTTACACAGTGTAGTACCGCTCTGCGCGGCGACTTTTAAAATATTGAATTTCATCAGGTTCATCGCTTGGTAACCTAATAAAACCCCCCTGACGAAAGCGTGCTAGAGCTTGTGTGGTTGAGTCAACCAAGTCATCGTTTGTACCGCTTGGAAAGTCGTTACATTCTTCAATCACTTCTCTTGCCCATCTGCGGTCCGGTGCCCATACCATCCCTGAAGAGAACAAATCAGAGACAGCATTTACACGAGAGATCTTATCCTGTCCTTTACCCGGAGTAAACTCTCCTACAGGCACGCCCATACGCCTAAACTCTTGGTACAGCGCCGCGCCGTTAGACTTCTTCTCCACTACAAAAGCGTCCGGCTCCCAATCCTTGTACTCCTCCAGCACCATCTTTTTAAGGTCCGGAAACTCCATACGTTTCTTTATGGCGTTGAGCAAAATTATGTTGTAGTTCTTAGACTCTTCGTTGAAGAAGACACCCCATGTGGTCAGGGCGTTGTAGTCAGACCTGTTGTTTGTCTCTTGGGCAGCGTCCAAGCTCATGATGATGAACTCGCAGTTGGGAGGCGGTTTGTCCTGATCCCATATCTGCCACCACTCCCTCTTTATCAGTGCGCCTTCTTCTGATACGGGGTTCTGCATATACTGGGCTTCCCAGTAACGCACGTCCATACCAGCCTTTTTGGACAGTAATTCCTCAATAGTCCAGAACTCACCCCACAAGGGTTTCTCGTTCAAAATGGCAGGAAATTCAACAATCTCCCAGTCATCTACGCCCTCTTCTCGGGCCATCTGGCTAACTATCTGACCAGTCAAATCCAGCTTGGACCAACGAGTCATCACAATGATGATTGCACCGCCAGGCATAAGACGCTGGAGAGGACCAGATTGAAACCACTCCCAAGCAGGAAGAAAGACATCGGGTCGTCCAGTTTTAGCTTCTTGCTCAGAATGAGGATCATCAATAATAAATAGATCAGCGCCGCGACCTGCCAAAGCACCGCCAACACCAATAGCAAAGTATTCGCCATTTGAATTTGTCCCCCACCTTGATGCAGATTTGCTGTCTGATTGCAGCTCTACGTCCGCAAAAATGTCTTTATAGTTATCTGAACCCACAAGATTACGAACGCGGCGACCAAAATTAACAGCCAAATCTGCTGTGTGAGACGCCATAATGACCTTCTTATGGGGGAATTTGCCCAAAAACCATGCTGGCGCAAGATAGGAAATGAGTTCAGACTTGCCATGTCGAGGCGCAATATTAACGATGACACGCTTTTTCTTTCCGTTGGCGATGTCTTCAAAGATTTTAGCGAGCCTACGATGATGCGGACCAACTTTATAGCCCGGGTATACATGATCTGCGAACTCCAAAAGTGATTCTTTGCCCAAATTCTGCACGGATTGGGCATCCCATACCTTAATTAGCTCAAGAATCTTGCGTTTTTCATCATTTGACGCTGTCGGCAACAGGTTTTTTAGGGTTTCGATCTGTTCTCGTGTAACTTTCACCGTACAACCTCTACCATCTGTACGTCAACAGTGCGTTTTTCCAATTTGGCAAGGGTTTCAAGCAGTTCTTTCTCAACTTCTTCGATAGATTGCTGTTTGTGCGTGACTTCAGAGCGTTTCTTGAAGGCGTCTACCCCGTCTACTTCCCCTAAAGCACGAAGGGCAGTGAGTCGAATCTTGGCATCTGGATGATCCGTCTCTGCAACCAGCTTGTTGACCACAAATTTCTTCAAGTCAGCCAGCTCTTTCACGACCATAGTGTCATGCTGCGCCACCATTCCTGCAAGATAAGCTATCGTTGCGTTTGGATAGGTAGATAAAGTGGGTACTTGCTTTTGATCGCCCATCATGCTCTGGGCAATCTCGACCGCCTGCTGGCGTTCTTCATCATTTGGCTCAATTGGCGTGTCTGTCAGGTCTGCTATGAGCTTAACAGTCCTTGCACGCATTTCCAGTTCTTCACGCGGAGACAGCTCGGGCATAGCGTCAACGGCAGACGCCGGGAGCGGAACATGAGAGTCTATTTCTGGAATTAAATCTTGCATTGGGAGGGAAGTGGCACTCCAAAGTTGATGGAATATACCACGTATTTTGACGAGGAGGTAGGATTCCTACCCGGGGGTATTAGGGAAAACACCTATATACAAAGTGCTGCGCAAAAAAAGACCCCGGGGAGGGGGTCTAAAGGAGTAGGCAACTAACTTCGGTAATTATATACACGTTGTGGGGGATGTGTATAGATTTTGTGAAAATTTGAACATGTTGTAGGTTATTTGTGCAAGTCTTGGTGTATAGGACGCGGGAGGGACCCATTTGGGAATCCGGGGGGTGGGGGTCACCTGCCCAGCCCCGTATATGTAAAGTTTGTGTTATACTAATTCCAATGCGATGCAATAGTGCAAAGCAGAAATGGAGAATGCAAATGGATGGAATGCTCACAATCAAAATGGCGGTAACTCTGCCAACAACTAAGTACCGCATGAAGCGTGTCACACTAGCCAAGTCATGGTGCAAGCGTAGTGAATGTGATAGTGTGTTTGCCAAGTTTTTAAGTATAAATGACCATATCAACCCCACGCTATTGCGTGTGGAATGGATAGCGCAGGAAAGCGTGTTTGCTGGAGATGAGTCTTAATCAACCCGCAGGGCGAGAGCCCTGCATTTTTGGAGAATGCAATGAAACCCTGGGATGAAATGTCAGTAATGGAAAGAATGCGTGCTGAATACAGCGATTTGCACAAAGATACTTTTGGCTTTCGCCCATCTATTGAGCACAGAATGGAAATTGCAAAAATGTCAGATAAAGAATTCGTAATGCAATTTGATACCCTGCTCGATATGATGCAATGCGATTCAGAGTTTGAACAGCAAGTACATATCGAACGCAGGAAATTGGAAAATCGGGATTGGGAAAAAGAGTAACTGATGAGGCTTGAATAGCCGAAACCGCAGGGATGCGGTCTTACTCAACTAACTGGAGAATGCAAAATGTGGACACAATTAAATCTTTTTGACAAACAAACCGAAGTGGAATATGCAATGAGTTTGACATCGGATGAATTACAATCAATCAAACAAAGTAGTGAGTATTCATACGAATTGATTAAAAACTTGCGCCATATTGTGCAAAGATGTGAATCAATAAAAAAAGGCGCAGACTTACGCGCAAGGGCAGAAATAGATGCGTGTTTATTAGGGGTACATAATTTTACGCGTGGATATTCTCGCTAAACACAGGGGACTTCGGTCCCCTTTTTATTTTTGCCTGTGCCTTTGATGCCAGTTATTCGTCGTCGCGCGTGAGCTGGGCGCGTATGCCAAGCGCGTATATAAGCGTTCAGGATACGCTGAAACTTTACTTAAGAGCTAGCATGGTATATAATTCACTCACCGCAGACAATTCGGTTTGCGGTGTTTTTAAACTTTTTGGAGATTTGCAATGAACGCAAAGACAAAATCCGCAATAGCCGTTGAAGCTATTACGCCCCGCGACTTAAAAGACGCGGCCTACAAATTCGCTAAAACCGGCGAAACATCCGCGAGCATTGCTCGCTTTGTGATGGACAATGATGCTTCATTCCCTGATGAAGTCAGCAAAGAATTGAAAGCCGATTTAAATGCGGGTTTCATGTTGCGCGCGACTGAATTGTGGGGTGATGAATTCTACAAAATCGGTGACGGCGGTACATACATTCCATTGGGCAATTCCATTGTCTTAAAGAATGAAACCCCACAAGGGTCAATCCGCGTCGGTCTGTCCTATTGCTTTGCAATGAGTCAGCAAGAATTCGGGCAATTAAAAAACAAAGACCCGCAATTACATAGCATTGTCAAACCAATGCGCGACAAATTCAGCAAGTATTCCCACAATAATATCGCGGCGCTGAAATTGGCGGCACGCGCTTTGTTGAATGATGGGAAGTCACGCGAACGCGGCGCGACAAAAAACTTCAGCGAAGCATTAGCTGAAATGTTTAGCGCATACGATAAACGCGCAAAGAACGCTGAAGCGCGCAATGATGAAACGGCGTCACCGCTTAGATTCAGAGTCGCCGTAGATGCTTTTTGGTCTGCATACAATAAAAAATAATTAGCTAATAGTTTTAGACCCCGCTTCGGCGGGGTTTTTTTTCGCCCAAAATATCTGCCCTCCCCCCTGATGCCAGTTATATGTCGTCGCGCGTGTGCAAGCTGGTGCATGGCAAGCGCCTATATAAAGATTCAGGGTAGCGTGAAACACTAAATAGTTGTTATATAATTCTCTTACCGCACAGCAATCAGGTTGTGCGGGATGTTCTTTAACACTTCTAATGGAGAAATGCATATGAATGCAAAGCAAAACTTCGTGGTTAAGTCCTTCAAGGATGCCGCCATTATTTCGGCGACCCTCGGCGAGCGCATGGCAACAGTTGCCCAGTTCATCGTCACCCAGTGTCCTAATTTCTTGGATGATGTACCCAAGGAAGTCAAGGCGGAACTGCATGAAGGTTGGGCGGTTCGTTGGCAGGAACTCAATCCTGCTACGGAATACTCAACCGAATGGGTTCCCAAGAAAGGTGGCGGGTTTGTGGCAACCCTTGCCTTTGCCATGTCTTACAGTCAACAGGCTTTCGGGCAGTTGAAAAATGAGGACCCAGTAAAGCATGGCGTCATCAAGGATGTTCGGGACAAGTTCAATAAATATTGTTCTAACCGAATGAAGGACTTGAAGAAGGCGGTTCGTGACCTCAACCCTGAGACAAGAACTAGGACACAATCCGACAACTTCGCAACTTATATCGAGAAAACGATGGATAACATCAAGACACGATGCAAGAATGCGGTTGCAAGGGATGACGCAACAGCCAACGAACTTAAAACGAGAATGGCAATACAAGCATTCATGGATACTCTGAACAAGTAACCACCCTACGAACCCAGTCTGAGAAATCGGACTGGGTTTTTTTTCGTCCGTCCCTCCTGATGCCAGTTATATGTTGTCGCGCGGGCTAACCCAAGCGCCTATTTAGCGTTTCACGGTAGGCTGAAATTCCAATATTCCAAAAGGCGATTCCAAAATTCCAACCCGATTCCAATTTTTTGGAACAAAATAAAAAACAAAAAATCGTCAGTCGCGGCTTTGTTCCAAGATTCCAATTTATCAAAATGAGTTGGAACCGACTTTTCCTTTTAAAATCATATAGTTACGCGATTTTATTCCAATATTCCAATATTCCAAAAAGTTTTTGCGCTTCCAGAGAGTTTGACATCGAGCGAACCTTTCAGCTGGTGCAAAATCACGCATCACCCAACTCCCCAAATCACTCCCAACTTCCCGCAAAACTCATTGGAATTCTGGAATACTGGAATAAATATATTTATTCTTCTTCTACTACTATATATATGTTATATATAGGTTTAGTATTTCTCTCATCCCTAACCAAGTTAGTACTTTTCCTTACAAATAAAAATTCCAGCCCGATTCCAATTTCACCCAATTTATTCCAATTTCAGCCCAACAATTCCAATTCCAAACCAATCGCACCAAATTAAGAATACTTTTCCATTCTTACCAATTTATCACTTCACCACACCCTGAACACCTGCACCAAAAGCCCACCCCCACTAGATAAAAAAGTTATAGTAAACACTTGTGGTATAACTATTATGTGGTATAATACAAACAGGTCGGGGAATATCCTTAGACCGTGCCTGTTTACCGTTTCACGGTAGGCTGAAATTAACCTCAATCAAATGGAGAATGCAATGAAAGTTAACTTTGTTTTTAATCGTTCTATGCGCAAGACATTGCGCCTTGCAACCCGCCGCCCTGCGTACAACATTGCGCACACAGACCTGACCGAGACACTGCGCCGAGACGCGTGTTTGACTGACGATGTTCTGTTACAGAATTTAGAGTTCCTTGACCGTGGCTACGACCACGACGAGTTCATGGACATTGATAACGAATACGAGGGCTTGACCATAACCGAGCCTATGGACGAGGTAGAGCAGTTCAAGTTCTGCACTGGCTACGACGTCATCTAATTAACAATTCACGGAGAGCTGACATGAAAGAAACAGGCAAGTGGGTAGTGATTTGCTATATCCACTACGAACCAACAGGTGTGTACGGATTCTTTACCGATGAGGTAGAGGCACACAAGTTTGCGGATGACAATCCCGCTTTATGGGATGTCTACGATGTATCAATGGTGTTAACCAAAGGAGACTGACATGGAATACCAAGAACTGATAAACAAGTTAGAGAATTTGCAAGCCCTCATGGGTGAGATTGCAATTGCGGATTTTGCTACCGCACACGACCTAGCCCTACCTGAAACATGGTTGCGTGTGGAGAACTACATCACTTACTTAAAACAATACAAGGAGGCAACATGGGATACCGTTCAAACATTGCGTACATGATACTGTTCCCCAACGAGACGGAATACCTTTCGTTCTTGACCGAGGCGGCGACTCTATCCAACCAACCCATAAACAATGAAGAAATCACGGAGGTCAACGGTAGGCAGGTGTGGGGAGATATGAGTTCAGCCTTGGCTGAAACGAAACATGGCGCAAACGCATATCGGCAGGACTACCTGTCATCAGACGGTGTTCAGAAGTATTTCCCTGCCATTGTGTTTCACGCTAAAGATGTGAAGTGGTATACGAGCTACCCCGATGTGCATTCGCATGAGTCGTTGATAGCTTTGGCGAAACTGTGGATTGTGGGCGGTGAGTTCTCTTACGACATTGGTGCGTATAAAGATGTTCTTATGACAAAGTGCGCCGTGTATTCCGTCAGAGTCGGCGAAGACAGAGGCGATGAAGACACGATTGATTTGGGCAGGCACGTTGCCATGTATTCCCGACCCATGTGGGTGGAGAAGCAAATCGACTTTCACGGAAGCATCAAGAAATTCCTTGACAAGGAGGATGTATAAAAAAGATACCACAACAGCTTTGTTTATATGTCAAGTTATGCTATAATACAAACAAGTCGGGAAGTATCTACAAACGGTGGTTACTTACCGATTCACGGAGAGCTGAAATTTCAACCAACTGGAGAATGCAATGGGAAAGATGAAACATATTTCTATTCTGATAGACGAGGCAATGGCGGCGGGCGCACTACCCAATCCGCTCATCAAAGCGCCAACTGTCTATGTTGTTATGTGCGACGAGAAGCCTGTCGGCGTGTATGTTGACAAGCAGACTGCCGACTACGAGATGCACCTGTGCATCCAAGGCGACTACATCGAGATGGGGGTCGTATCAAAGTATGAGCTTCTCGAACTGCCTCTGACCACTCATCGTCTGTAACATTTCAGGAAGAAGTGAATGACTAATCGAATGAAACCATTGTGTGTTCGCTGTGGCGACACATACTCAGCCAAGCGTGCGAACGCTGGCTATCAACTATGTTTGTCTTGCGGAGAGGACGCCGCACAAACACAGCGCAAGTCGTGGTGCATTATGACCCCACACAAGCAGGGGGCGATGTTCTTCACGGTTGACTCAGCCAAGGAACTCGCCAAAGGTATCAACAGCAAGTACACACCAGTATAGGAAACAACATGAACTTTGAACTTGAAAAGCCCAAGCACCTCATCAGCTTGGCGTCATCCGCTGTTATTGTTACAGTCGAGGTGAATGTATGGACTGCGACCAAGCAGGACAAAGCCATCTCCAACGAGGTGACCACCGCCAAGCGAGCAAGCGCAGACGCAGGCAAATTCACACAGAACCTCCTCGCCAACTCGCCCGAACACAAGGCGCTTTTGAACTATCGGCAGACCGTGTATAACTGGCTTCAGCGATGCACCTACGATTGGGCTGGGTCAGCGCGGTTGTTGCCCACCTTTCAGATTGAGAAGTTTATGAAGGAGTTGGGTGAACACAAGACAGCGTTTCAGGCACTCCTGAACGACTTCATAACGAAGTATCCCTCCATCGTGTCGGATGCGGCGTTCAAGCAGGGCGACATGTTCGACCGTATGCTCTACCCTGACCCCAAAGATATTCTTAGACGATTCCAAATCAAGGAGTTCATCTCTGATGTACCGAAGAACGACTTTCGTACAGGCGGTATCGCCTCTGCGATTGCAGACGACTTGCAACAACACTTCACCATGCAGACCAAGAACATCGTCAACGATGTAATGGCAGACGCAAGCGGGAGGTTGCTGGCTATCGCCGAGCGTATCAGTTCAGCGTGTTCTGAACCCGAATACAAGGACGACGGCAAGAGCAAGCGCAAGAAGATTTACGACACAACTGTGAGTCAAGCCAAAGAGATTTGCGAGACTTTGAAACACTTCAACTTAACAAACAACAGTGCATTGGAGGACGCACGGCAGCAACTTGAGGCGGCGCTTGACGGCGTTACCACAGAGGACTTGCGTGAGAGCGCATACGAGAGACGCAAGGTCAAGGACAGCGTGGACGACATGCTGAGTAAATTTAAACCACTGAGGACTTTCAATGACTGACCTAGAAATCTTCTTAGCCATTCTGAACGGCGTACTGCTGTTCGTTTGGCACAGAGAACACGACAAACGCACGGAGTTAAACCGTGTAGTAAGTATGTTTCACATGTTGATTGAGCGCATCGGCATGGGTCACGCCACAGTAGTGAAGCTCAACGACGAGCAGTTCACTATCAAACCCACAGAGGCTGGCATCAAAGCGGCTTTTGAACAAATCACCTTACCCTGAACAACTAACTGGAGAATGCAATGAGCAAAATCAATTTCACCCCAATGGTTTCCATCGACGAAGCCAAGTCCATTATCGGTGCTATCGGTAATGAAGTTACATGTATCTTGGTGTCTGAGCCAGGTGTTGGCAAGTCATCCATCCTTTCAGGGTTGGCTGAAATGAACGGCGACCAATGGCGCAAGGTTGGGGACAACTTTCCCGCAGACAAGTATGACTACATCTACATCGACTGCCCTGTGAAGGACATGATGGACATTGCGGCATCAATCCCCAATCATCAGAGCAAGTCTCTTGAGTACTATGTGTCATCGTTGTTCAAGCTCGACAATGGCAAGCCCAAGGTCATCATGGCAGACGAGGCGTTCAAAGCGCCCAAGCTCATGCAGATTATCTACACTCGGATGTACTTGGAGAGAACAGTCGGCGATACACCGTTGCCTGCTGGGTCTATCGTGTTCGGTACAAGTAACAACGCATCGGACGGCGTGGGCGACAACTTGCTCAGTCATGTGGGCAATCGTGTGTGTATCTTGAACATGAGCAAGCCGAACCATGAGGAATGGTTGCGTTGGGCAGGCAAGAATGGTATCTCTCGCTTGACTCGGGCATGGGCGGCTATGAACCCACGAGCATTCAAGTCTTATCTTGACTCAGACCAACAAGACAATCCATACATCTTCAAGCCAGCGTCTACGAACAAGCAGTTCGTATCTCCTCGGTCATTGGCGAAATCATCTGTTGTTATTGAGCGCAAGCACAAGTACACGGAGAACGGCATGATGGTTGCGTTGTCAGGCATCGTTGGTGAAGCGGCGGCTAAGAGCATGGCGGCGTTCATTGCGGTAGAGGACAAGCTCTTGAAGTATGAGGATGTTCTCAAAGACCCGACCAAGGTGGCAGTCCCCGACGAGGTGGCAGTACTTGTTCAGATGTTGTTTGAAGCCATTGACAACATAGAGACTCAGGATGCCCTGAACAGCTATATGGAGTTTGTCAACCGTATCAAGCACAGCGAGATTCAGACAATCTTCTTCACGATGATGATGCGTACCAAGCCTCGCGTTGCGCGTTACAACCAACAGCTGAGTACTTGGGCGGCGGCTAACCACATCTACATGGGCTGATGTGATGAAAATTAAAGTTTATTTTGAAGCGCCAGCAGGCGCACACGAGATAGCCGAGTTCTACGATGAAGTGTTGTACATGGCGTGTGTACCCGCACTTGAAGAAAAGGCTAAGGCGCAAGGATATGTATTGACTGAGTCAGTAACTTATGACGAGGTAACAGAGGATGAGTAAAGAAAGTATTGGGTTGACCGTCGTCTATGTCTTGGCGGTGGTTGTTTTGTTGTTAGATTTATTTATTTGGAGAATGTAATGGAAATGACAGAAGAGGTACGCGTCAAGCGTGGGCACATTGCCATGATGAAGCATCCCGAGACAGCGTTGTACTCAGGTGTGATGATGATGGGCGAATCGTCAGTCGAGGATTCAAAGATTACGGCATACACCGATGGCTACAACAAGCGTTACGGCAGAGCCTTTCTTGCGGAAATGTGCGAAGAGGACGCAGAGGTCAACGCACTTATCTTGCACGAGAACTTGCACATCGTGTTGCGTCATCATATCTACGGCAAAGATATGTTCATGGAGAACAAGGAGCTAGCCAACTACGCCGCAGACTATGTCGTCAATGGCATCATCATGGCAATCAAAGACAAGAAGCTGGTCAAGCTACCCGATGGTGGTTTGTACGACCCACGCTTTGACAACATGAACATGCGTCAGGTCTATAACATTCTCAAGGATGAGCAGGAGGAAGGTGGCGGAGGTGGTCAACCCGACCCGAACGGCGACCCATCCAACGGTTCAGGAGGGGGTGAATACCAATTCGACGAGCATGACTTTGACTGCAACATGACTGACGAAGAAGCCAAAGAGATGGACAACATGATTGACCGAGCCATACGAGAGGGCGCAATCCTAGCGGGGCGACTGGGCGTTGACTTGCCACGAGCCATCACAGAGATGCTTGAGCCACAAGTCGATTGGCGCAGAGAGTTTGCAGACTATGTGTCGGCGGCATGTAAGGGCAAGGATGAGTACACATGGCGCAAGTTCAATCGCCGTATGTTGCCCAATGACTTGTTTCTACCAACTGTGGAGGACGAGACTATCGGGGAGATTGTTGTACCCATTGATACATCAGGTTCGATTGGGCAGAAGGAACTTAATGAGTTCGCCTCAGAACTGGTCTCAATCGCCGAGCTTGTTCAGCCCGAAGCGATTCGCATTATCTGGTGGGACACCAAGGTACACGGTGAACAACTCTTCACAGATAACTACGCCCAAATTGGTTCGATGCTCAAGCCCAAGGGTGGGGGTGGAACTAGGGTTTCATGTGTCTCTGAATACATAAACAAGAAGAAGATAAAGGCAGAGTGCGTTGTGGTGTTCACCGATGGCTACTTGGAGAATGATGTGGTGTGGAACATCGACAGCCCAACTCTGTGGTTGGTGACTGAGAACAAGCACTGGACACCGCCAACTGGCAAGATGGTTTTCGTTAACAAATAGGAGATATGCAATGACTTTCTATGATGTAAGCAAGATGGAATACAAGGACTACGAAAAGCGAGTGAAGACTTACAAGCCTTATCGTGGGACTAACGTGTATCCAGTAGGCGACAGACGCTACTCCGCTAGGCACTTTGTTATGAGGGACGATGGCGTGGTGGAGGTCTACTATATTGGTATGACCTACAAGAAACAAAAAGAGGAACAAGGTAATCCGATTACTCCACTTCTATACATTCATCCTGACAACACAGTAGAGTTCAACCGCTCTAGTGATGTGGGGTTCTTATCCAAACTGACTGGGTATTCGGTAAGACATGATATGAAGTACGGCGGCACGATAATCTGCAATTTTGGACTCCGAGGTAGCATTCATCCTGTATTCAAGGGGGCAAGATATTCATTAGATACCTTTACCTGCCTGACTCCCTACGAATGGCATCACCCCAAGGTGAATCGTAAAAGAGCAAAAGAGTCTATGAAGAAGTACGATGAGTTCTTGAAGCTTCACAAGGTGTTCCTTGACCCTATGAATAAAGAAGGTATTGAAGGAATATTTGATGACTTCCATAAGGAGATTGGCGAACACTGGGAACATCAACATAGATGGGACATAAACAAATTTAATGAGATGGTGGAGAGCAAACGCCATGTAGATGCGGTGGTGTATCTGAATGTAATTGACAGGGGGTTTTGGTGGATTAAGTATGCCGTAGACCGAGACATTGATAACTTCAAAGACCAAGTGTGTAAGTTTGCGCAGAACAGTCTCAAGACAGTTATATACAAGCATGGAGGTGAGCAAGTATTTGATTACAGAGAAATACCCGCAGGGGGACACATCACGTCTTCTAAATGGAAGATTCGTGTGACCTCAAACGGTCAAGGTGTAGAACGTCTTTAATTTAATCAACAGGAGAATGCAATGAGTAACATGTCAGAAATAGTTTCACCCTACGGTGACACGATAGGAACAACAACAGCGTTGACTCAGTCAACACCAATAGCGAAGTTTGCGTATGAGTTCTGCACAGAATTCAATGTGCAAGTTACCAAGAGAAAGGGGTCAATGGGCGAGGGGGTCACATTCAATATCCTATCAACAGACGGTATACCTCTTGGTAGTTTATATACTCAGACATGCCGTGGTTCTAGTGGGGGTGACGAGACGGTGTATTTTTACAATTCACCAAACATTGTTTCAAAAGCTAAAGGCACAGCGAGGTCTGATAGTCAGACAAGGGACGCTAACAAAATTAAAAGTCTTTTGGCAGTGATTAAGAAGAACAACGAAATTCCTAATGTCAAATCTATGTATAGAACATTCGTTGGTGGCATTAGATATTCGTTTCAGCAAGTATCTAGAAATAGAGAACCTGAAATCTCTATCGGAGACGACATGGCGATAGCTTTAATTGAGAAAGTGTTACTTGACAAACCAATAACGCACGAACAAAATCAATCTATTGAATCAGCGTACAAAACATATCAGTCCAAAATGAAGTCATACGAAAAAGCAGAATCTGATGGCATTAGATTTAATCAGGGCGCTAAACTTATTGGCATAAGTGGTGACCGAGATAATAGATATTATCTTGTTGGCGAAGCTTCATTCGATGTTAGCTTACATGGTAACGAGGGAGTAACCATTCACGGTGACCTGAAACGCTATGACAGTCTGAAAAATGTTCCCCAGTTTTCTGCTGATGTGGCGATGATTAATGCGTATATGCAGGGCAGGGGTGACTATGACGATAGTAATGAGTTTGGTCTGTCACGCCGTGATACTTATTACGCAGACATTGATGTGGCTACTGGGTATGCGAGCAACGAGCTGTGGATTCTCATTCCTAAGACCGCCCCATGAGAGAAAGCTATCACCCCATCACGCATAGTTATCTAGACCATACCTATCGTGTACCAATGTGGGCGGCAGACGACGACTACGAAGTGAGTGTTGGGCGAAACAATTACAGGATGTTCACCAATGAAACACTACCAGACCGTATCGCAACTGCCATATCCATGATTAACGCGTACCCAACGAGGGACTATGCGGATTGGGAAATCAACCCCATCAATGTATACATCAACCATCAAGACCCAGCGCTTGACGAGATTGGTTGGCGTATCAATCGGAGCATGTACATGCTTGTGTTACCTACTGACTACTTGGAGAATTTAGCAAATGGCAGATACACCTGAAGCGAAAGTAAAAAAGAAAGTGAAGGCTGTCCTTGAATCATTGGGTGCGTACTACACCATGCCTGTCGCTGGCGTATTCGGGCGTTCAGGGGTACCTGACATCCTATGTTGTCTTCACGGACGGTTTGTTGCAATCGAGTGCAAAGCGAATGGCGGTAAGACCACAAGGTTGCAGGATTCAAACCTTACTGCCATAGCACAGGCAGGGGGCGTTGCACTTGTTGTTGATGAGACAAATATCAGTTCACTGGGAGCTGACTTGTTAAAACTGGTATCAGGGGGTTGATATGAAAACAATTATCCATGTGAATCAGCACGTTGTTAAAGCCAACGCAAAGAATGGTACTAACGAACCTGTGCTGACAGTCAAGACATACAAGGACAACTTGTATACACATTGTGTACACATCAAAGGCGAAAGCCGTGTGGTGTACAGCCCTGACAAGCCGTTGTCGTGCGGTGCAAAGGTATGGATTGAAACTCAAGCAGAAGTGGAGGTGATGTGATGTTAGAAATGATTGCAGGGATTCTTGTAATGACAGCAATGTTGGCACTGGGCGCTATTCTTTTTGTCTTTGTGTGCGCCATGATTGGTTGGATGGTATTCATAACACAGAACGGAGGCGATGATGACTGAAGAAGATGAAGCGTTCAACGAGATTGAACGACAAGCAAAGCAACGCAAGGAGTCGGTGATGGCGGCTGTGCATACCCTTACGGAGTATCAGCGTGGGTATGAAAATGGGTTCATTGATGGAATGCAAAAGCAGACTCAATCTGATGTAACAAGAATCATGAATGGCGGCATTCGTAACGATGCCATTGAAGAAGTGTTGCAAATCATCAAAGAACTGCGCCCCGCCATCATGCCGTTAGAAGGTATGGGCAGAGGTAAGACCACACAAGAATGGTTTGACATCTTGGTACAGGACATTGAGGAGAAGCTATGACATTCAGAGAAACCACAATCAAATACATCAAGGATATTCTTAGACCAAAGACTATCTACGAAGTTATTTACGCAGAACTGCAAGAGGCACACCTACGCAAGTTGGAAGCCGAGACTGCGGCTGAGTACGCAGATGCCACTATCGGATACAACAGTCGCCGAATCGAAAGGTTGAAGCAACGCTTGTTTGAACACGCAGAGGAGGACGCATGATTGACAAACTCATTCTCAGTGCTGTGCTAGGCACAGTGGGGTTCAATGGCCTATTCCCTGACCCGCCACAACCAATTACGCCTTGGCAGTTACAACAAAAAGCAAAGAAGAAATCCATAAGCGCCATGTGCGACAGGAAACCAAAGAGCAAGACGGCAAAAGATTTGTGTAGAAGATGGAGGAAACTAAATGCTTGAGCAAATCAAAACATTTTTTGGGAAGTTGCGTGGCTTGCATGGGCAACGCAAAGTGATAGTAGAGCAGGGGTTACTTTGGAAATGCACCAAGTGTGGCTTAATTTTCTTAAACAAGAAAGAAGGAGAGAAGCATGGTAGTGAAAGAAATTGTTGAAAACGAGAACGGCACAATGACCGTCATTTGTGACTTTGAACCGGCAGAGGTACGTGCTTGTGTTGAGGTTGGGTTTTTGAAGCTACTCAAAGACTACTTAGACGAACACGCACCATTCCATCAGGGGAATATAGATGCCAAGACCGAAGAGTGAGTTAACCAAGAGCGGTAAGACCATCGGCATCCGCGTAACGCAGAGTGAGTATGAGGAGTACATGCAACTAGGAGGAGGTAAATGGATTAGAAAACTTTTACAAGACAGTAGAGATAGCAAAAACAAACGAGCAAACAATTCTTAAACAACTGGAGAGAAGCAAATGGCTACAGCCAAAAAATCAAAGATATCAACTGCATCAAGAGTCCGTAATTACATTTCACTTCACCCTGAAGCAAAAGCAGAGGACATTGCGATTAAATTCAACACGACAAAACAACATGTATATGTGATTCGTCACAACATGCGTAAGGTAGGCAAGGAACTCTTGAAGAAGAAAAAACTGCCACAAACTGCGTTAACCCCTAGTATCGTACAGAAACATTTTGGCATTGACATCGACAAAGCGCATGACCCAGTGAATCAGCCATCGCACTACAAAGTAGGAGGCATTGAGACAATAGACTTTATTGAAGCCAAGGGGTTGAACTACAACTTAGGTAATGCAATAAAGTACATCACCCGAGCAGACCATAAGGGAAGCAAGGCGCAAGACTTGGCGAAAGCCATTTGGTATCTACGAAGAGAAATAACAAACAATGTCCCTAATAACAATTGATTTTGAGACTTATTACACCGATACAGACCTAGGGTTTAAAAAGCAGACGACTGAAGAGTACGTGCGAGACCCTAGGTTTGAGGTGATTGGCGTGGCGGTTCAAGTGGGCGACGGAGACCCAGTTTGGTTTTCAGGGACACATGAACAGCTACGCAAATCTCTAAAACAATTTGACTGGAAAGGTAGTGCTGTCTTGGCGCACAACACGCTATTCGACGGCGCTATCCTAAGTTGGATTTTCAATATCAAGCCGATGGCATTGTTGGATACATTGTCAATGGCGAGAGCGATACATGGCGTGGATGCTGGGGGTTCACTTGCCGCACTTGCAAAGCGCTATGAGATTGGGGAGAAGGGCGATGAGGTTGTCAAAGCAATCAACAAGACACGCCTAGACTTTACAGAAGAAGAGCTTGCTTTGTATGGTGAGTATTGCAGAAACGATGTGCGCCTGACATACAAGTTGTTCTTGATGATGATGCCGAGCTTTGACCCTGACGAGTTGAAGTTAATAGACATGACGTTGCGCATGTTCACCGACCCGATGTTGTATGTGAATCAGGATACCCTGAAAGAGCGATTTGATGATTTGGCTAAAGAGAAATCAGAGTTGCTTGCTTCACTGATGACTGACCTTGAGTGCGCCACAGAAGAAGAGGTGCGAGAAAAGCTATCAAGTAACCCCAAGTTTGCAAAGGTACTGGAGAAGTTTGGTGTGCCTGTGCCGATGAAGATGAGTGAGAAGCAGAAGAAGGAAGTGCCAGCACTTGCCAAGAAGGATGAAGGATTCATTGCGCTGACTGAGAGCGAAGATACTTTTATCCAACACTTGTGCGCTGTGCGCTTGGGGACTAAGTCAACACTTGAAGCCAATAGACTTGAACGGTTCATGGGCATAGGACTGCGGAACAAAGGCAGGCTACCTATCCCGCTGAAGTATTACGGCGCACACACTGGGCGCTGGTCAGGCACAGACAAGGTGAACTTCCAAAACCTACCGAGCAGGGATGCCAAGAAGAAAGCTCTGAAGAAAGCCATCGTGCCGCCTGAAGGCTACATGGTGATTAACTCTGACTCATCGCAGATTGAGGCTAGGGTGCTTGCGTGGTTGGCAGGGCAGGAGGATGTTGTCAAGCAGTTTGCTGATGGCGAAGATGTGTACTCTATATTTTCTTCATCCGTCTACAACAGGACAATTACCAAAGCCGACGCAACCGAACGGTTCGTGGGTAAGACATGTATTTTGGGATTGGGTTATGGGACAGGCGCGTTTAAGCTACAGCACACATTGTCTACTTCCCAACCAGTAAGCGTGAAGCTGACTGAAGAAGAATGCAAAACCATCGTGGGTATTTATCGAGACAAGAATTACAAGATACCTGAGTTGTGGGCTGATGCTGACAGGATGCTCGACACCATGATGAACGGCAACATAAAGAAACCAATACAACTTGGCGAGTATGGTTGTTTGTTCTATGACAACGATGGAGTCATTCTGCCAAACGGTCTACGCATACGCTATCCCAACTTGAGGCGTGTAGACAAAGATGGCAAGTCGCAGATTGTTTACGATTCACGCAGGGGTGAAGTCTCCATTTGGGGCGGCGCTGTTGTAGAGAACGTGGTGCAAGCTCTAGCAAGAATCGTCGTGGGCAAGCAGATGCTCGCCATATCTGAAAGATACCGTGTAGCTTTAACAGTACACGATGCGGCAGTCGTCGTCGTGCATGAGGACGTTGTACCCGAAGCGGTAGCGTACATCAATGAAGTTATGTCTACCCCACCCGACTGGGCGACAAACTTGCCAGTGGCATGTGAAACAAAAGTCGGTGCAACTTATGGAGACTGCTGATGATATTATCTAGCTCCCCAAACAAAGTGAAAATCAGTCATGGAAGCACACGAAGTCAAATGGTCTTACTCCAGCCTTAAAGATTATCAAAACTGCCCACGGCAGTATCAGGAAATAAAAGTACTGAAGAACTACACCAAGTTTCCTACCGCAGAAATGCGCTACGGAACAGAGGTACATAAAGCGATAGAAGATTATGTCGGAGAGGGTAAACCTCTTGCGCCTGATTACGAACGCTTTTCTAAACAACTCCAGCCCTTGGTAGAAATGGATGGCGTCAAGCATCCCGAGCTACGCATGGCGCTTGGCTTTGACCGCAAGCCGTCTAAATGGAACGACTATTGGGTGCGTGGTATCGCCGACTTGGTTGTGTTAAATGGTGACACTGCGTTCATTGTTGACTACAAGACAGGCAGTAGCAAGTACCCTGACCCAAAACAGTTACAACTGATGGCGTTAATGGTCTTTTCACACTACCCTGAAATCGTACATATCAAGGCAGGTCTTCTGTTTGTTATGCACGAACACTTCTTCTCCTTTGAGTATCACAGAGAGGATGAGGAAAAACTTTGGGGTGACTTCTACCCCCACCTTGAGCGCCTGCGCCTTTCGTATGAAAACGGTGTATGGCAAGAAAACCCTACGCCATTGTGTGGTTGGTGTCCCGTAAAACGATGCCAGTTCCATAAGGAAAGATAAATGAGAAATGAAGAGTTGATAGATTACGCCTATCCGTTAATGATGGCTGAGAGAGCGCTGAAAAAAGCACATGACTTTTTGCTGGAAGAAGACTATATTCTTGCAATGGATCAATTAGAGAAAGCGATTGTCGAGGTACGTATCGCTAGAAACTCTGTTCTTCATATAAAGGAAACTAGCAATGCCATACGTGAACAAACCGAGACCATATAAAAAAGAATACCAACAGCAGAAAGCTCGTGGTGAATTAGCTAACCGCATGGAGCGCCAACGTGCCCGACGCGCGATGGATAAGACAGGCAAAGACGCAGACAAAGACGGCACTGCTGATGCTCGTGAGGGTAAGGACATTGCGCACCGCAAGGCTCTATCTAGAGGTGGGTCAAACGGTGATGGTGTGCGTGTAGAGAGTGCGGCTGTCAACCGTTCATTCAAACGCAATTCTGCTGGCGCTTTGGTATCGGAAACCAGCAAGCGTGAAAAAAAGTTGAAAAAATAACTTGACAAATAAAAAATAGACTCCATAATTCAATTATCAAGAGTTTTCTGATCTTGGTCGGGCGTAAGGCATGAGTGGCTCGTAGACTTAATTGCATAGTCAAAACCATTGTCAGTTGATCGGCAGCCGCTTATTTCGGTAAGTCTCCTCTGTGGCAGGGTCAACCGTGCGGGGCGTTCCCCGCACGTAAAGCAGTCTTAATTCAGTCAAGGGGAATGAGTGGAAATCGTGAACAACATAGCTGTGCGTTTTGAATGTCCTACCGACATTGCACAGACGATAAAAAGCTACATTGAACGTAGCGAAGTGCTGGAAGAAAAGAACGGCATCGCTGACGTAGTAGTGCATTGGGGGCTTGATGAGATGCAACGTCTCTCATACCTTACCCCATCCGCTATAAAAGTTCCATCACCTATCGAGCGAGACTACGCCTGGCCCGGTATGTTTCAGCCATTCGATCATCAAAGAGATACTTCACGGTTCCTGACCCTTAACAAACGCGCTTTCTGTTTCAACGAAGCGGGTACAGGTAAAACATCTGCGGCTATATGGGCGTCTGACTATTTAATGAATCAGGGTATCGTGAAACGTGTGTTAGTGGTTTGCCCTCTGTCCATCATGCAGTCTGCATGGCAAGCTGACCTATTCAAAACAGCAATGCACAGAACATGCGGCATTGCCCACGGCTCTACATCAAAGCGCAAAAAGATCATCAACGGACTATATGACTTTGTCATCATCAACTACGATGGTGTTGGTGTTATGGAGAGAGAAATTGCAGGTAAGTTTGATTTAATCATCATTGACGAAGCCAACGCATACAAGACAACGTCTACAAAACGCTGGCGCACACTGGCTAGGATACTGACCAAGGATACGTATCTTTGGATGATGACAGGAACACCTGCATCGCAGTCACCAGAGGACGCGTTTGGACTTGCCAAGCTCATAAATCCCAACGGAGTGCCACGCTATGCCTCCGCTTGGAAAGACACCGTGATGCGCCAAATAACCAAGTTTAAGTGGGTTCCAAAACCTGACGCACAAGACACGGTATATAAGGCGCTTCAGCCTGCAATCAGGTATGAAAAGTCGCAGTGTCTTGACCTTCCAGAAGTTATTTACCAGACGCGTATTGTGCCGCTCACGCCCCAAGCGATGAAGTATTACCGAGAACTTCTTAAAGAGATGCAGATACAAGCGGCTGGAGAGACAATCAGCACAGTCAATGCCGCCGCTTCACTTAGCCGTTTGCTTCAATTGTCAGGCGGGGCTGTGTACACGGATGATGGCAACGTAGTTGAGTTTGACGTCCAACCTCGATTGTCAGTCCTGCATGAAGTGCTTGATGAGTCGCCGCATAAAGTGATTGTGTTTGTACCGTACAAACATACGTTGACTCTCGTAAAAGCTTACTTGGATAAGAATAACGTCAGCAACGCAATTATTTCTGGAGACGTTACTGCAAACAATCGGTCAGCCATATTCAACTCATTTCAAACGACGGCACACCCCCGAGTTTTGTTGATTCAGCCACAAGCCGCATCCCACGGGGTTACCCTAACTGCCGCTGACACAGTAGTATTTTGGTCTCCAGTAATGTCCGTAGAAACATATTTACAGTGTATTGCACGTATTGATCGGGTAGGACAGAAAAACAAAATGACAGTAATCCACCTCCAAGGGTCTGAGGTGGAGCGGCGCATGTATGCAATGCTTCAAAACAAAGTAGACATGCACGAACAATTAGTAGACCTGTATCGGGAAGAGATAGAAGAAGGAGAAATCAATGAATGACACAGATGCGTTAGTAGAAACCTATTTGACAATTCGGCGCAAACGTGAGAACCTGAAAGCTGAGTACGAATCACAAGATGAAGAACTCAAAGAAGATATGTCGCGCTTAGAACAAGCGTTGCTCGCAATTTGTAATGAGGCTAATGTTAATGGACTTAAAACAGTACATGGCACTGTCACAAGGACAGTCAAGGAAAGATTTTTTTGCACTGATTGGGATCACTTCAGAGAGTTTGTCGAGGCAGAAGGCTCGATTGATTTACTTGAACGCCGCATCCATCAACGCAATTTCAAAGAATTCATGAACGGACGTGACTCTAAAGGGTTACCCCCCGGCGTGAATGCCCTGCGCGAGTTTGATATAACAGTGCGCAAGGCTAGTTCAACCAGTGATAGTTTAGTTTAAGGAAAAAATAAATCATGAGTAATGATCTCGCATCCATCATGCAGTCGTCCGACCTCGTTGAGCTTGGACTTGATGAAGACACCCTTGCTGTTGCAGGGGGAGCAACAAAAGGCAATAAGCGCATTTCAATTGAAGGGCGTGTGTTCCGCAAAATTGTTGGCGGTAAAGAGCAAAGTGTTAACACTGATATTTCTATGAATGTCGTGTTTGTGAAGATGGCGCATGACGCATCACGTACGTACTATAGTCAGACATACAAGAAGGGTGTAAAGATTGCGCCTACTTGCTGGTCTAGCGACTCTAAGACGCCTGACGTAGATGTGAAAGAGCCACCCGCATCAACCTGCGCTGATTGCCCTAACTCTGTAAAGGGTTCAGGTCAAGGCGGTATGGGCGCGGCGTGTCGTCTGTCTTGGCGCACTGCCGTTGTATTGCCTAATGACCCCGCTGGTGATATCTATCAGTTGGTGTTGCCAGCCACTTCAGCGTTTGGCAAAGAAGAAAATGGTCGTTGGCCTTTCCGTCCCTATATCCAGATGCTTGCGAACAACAATGTGTCTGCTGGGCGCGTTGTGACCAAGATGGAGTTTGATACCAACTCTTCTACACCTAAATTGCTGTTCTCTCCACAGTCAGCAGTGCCACCTGATGTTCGTGAAATCATTGCACGTCAGAGCAAGTCACCTGCCGCTGAGAACGCAGTCAAGTTGACCGTGTTCAAGACGGATGAAATCGCTGAAGCTGAAGCCCCTGCGCAGGCTGTACCTGAGCCAACAAAGCGCGAGACTACAAAAGTCGCCCCTGCCAAGGCAGAGGAAGTCAATGACGTCTTGAAGAAGTGGTCTAAGAAGTAATGAGCAGAGGATATAGCCCCGAGTTATTGGACTTGATTGATAACACAAAGGTGTATCGGCTAGGAACTGATCTTGCGAAAGCCTGCATCAATGCCAACCTCCCAGCCGTATACGTAGCGCAAGTGTTTGAAGTTACCAGAGCAACCATCCACACATGGTTTAGAGGCGGGGCTATACGTCCAAGGAAACGTCCAAGGATTGAAACATTTATCTCTCTTGTAGAGGAGGATTTGAAAAAAGGTATTCTGCCGTGCAGAAACCTACGTGATGCTAAAAAGTATTTGAGAGATATGGTTGGTCGTCCTATCAAGTCTACTTTAGAACACGAAGCGAGCTGAATAAGCTATTCCATTTGTTGGCGGGGTAACTCCCCGCCGTTTTTGTCTCTGCGACCATGAATAAACAATTTTTTGAGAAAGTATTGCCAACGCAGGGCAACATTTGTGTAGTAGGTATAAAAGATAAGAGCGTAAAGCCACGGTTTGTTGATGACATTGATAGCGCCATTGAGCAGATGGTAGCTTTTGACAAAGACAACTACAACACATTCTTTGCACTGGGGACATTTGAGGGGTACGAACGTAAGGCGGCAGGTTGTATTTTCATGCGCGCTTTCTTCGTTGATTTAGATTGCGGCGAGGGGAAGCCGTATGCGGAGTGGGAAGATGGGTTAATTGCGTTACACAAGTTTGTAGACAACACTGACTTACCTACACCGATTATTGTCAACTCTGGGCGCGGTATACACGCTTACTGGCCTTTTGATGATGAAGTACTTGCCGAAGATTGGAAGCCATACGCTGAAAAGTTCAAGACATTTTGTCTTGACAACGAACTGCACATTGATGAGACAGTCACAGCGGACTTGGCGCGGGTTCTTAGAGTACCGGGGTCTCGCAATCTGAAGGGTGAGGCGTTACCTGTTGCAGTAATTCAGGACGCTGAACCTACATCGTTTGAGTATTGGACTGAACGCCTTGGCGCAGTTGAGTTGCCATTTGACCTAAAGAAGGTTGAAAAGGGTCTCGACCCTGATACCAAAGCCATTTACGAAAAGCGTAACGACAATTTTGAATATGACTTCATGCGCATTGCGCAAATGAGTTTAGAAGGGAACGGTTGTGGACAAATTAAATACATTCTCGAAAACGCCGCTAGTTGTCCAGAGCCGATCTGGTACGCTGGAATATCTGTCGCCTCTCGGTGTCGTGATGGCAGTACTGCCATACATATCATGTCCGAAGACCACCCAAAATATTCTTGGGAAGAGACTGAACGAAAATCCGCTCAATCCCTTGAAGTTGATTGGTCATTCAGTTGTGATGCCTTTGAGAAAACCAACGCAGGAGGATGCAAAGGATGCGCCTACGCCGGAAAGTTCGGAAAACGTGGGCCTATCGAGCTTGGCAAAATCCTTAGAACCGCACAACAGCCCATTGACAGAGAGCCTGATGAACAACAAACAGATACGCAGGAACCAATTCGGGTCGAAGCGCATACCGAAAAAATTCCTTTCTTCCCCGACGCCCTTTATCCCTTCTCTAGAGGAGTCAACGGAGGAATCTATTTCCAGCCATCTCCCAGAGCAACAAAAAAAGGAATGGTTCAAGACCCCCCAGAAATGATTTCTGCCGTGGACTTTTTCCCAACACAAAGGGTATTTAGTCCGCACGATGGGGAATGTCTGGTGATGCGGGCGGTACTACCAATAGACCCAACCCGTGAATTTTTACTACCACTTAAAGATGTAGGAGCAGTGGATAGGCTGAAGTCTTCGCTTTTATTTCAAGGCATCAACTTTGACCAACGACATGCTCCGATGGTGTCGAGCTACATCACGAAGTGGATGGATTTTTTAATGCAAACACAAAGGGCAAGTATCATGAGAATGCAACAAGGTTGGACAGAAAACAATGAATCGTTTGTACTGGGAACGACAGAGTACATGGCAGATGGTGAAGAACGCTACTGCCCACCTTCCCCGATGGCGAAGAATGTTGTAAAAAATATTGAACAGAAAGGCACATTTGACGAGTGGAAGAAAGCCATTCAGATGTTCAATGACCCCGGATATGAGTACCATGCCTTCGCTGTATTGTGCGGCTTGGCTTCCCCGTTGATGCAGTTCACCAATGTCAACGGCGCTATCTATTCTTTGTTTGGTGAAGCTGGTAACGGCAAGACTGGCGCGTTGAACGGCGCATTGAGCATTTGGGGTAACTGCGAGAACTTGGCTGTATTTGACGCAACGCAGAACGCCCTTATGCAGAGGATGATTACCTGCAAAAACATTTTGTTTGGTATGGATGAGCAGTCAAACACAGACGGTAAGGTTGTTTCACATGTGGCGTACAACGTCTCATCTGGTGCGCCAAAGTTACGGCTTCAGGCTTCGGTGAATCAAGAACGTGAGATGTCGTTTGTTACAAACCTGTTGGCAATCATTACTACAAACACTCCGCTCAAGGACATCATTGCGCTATACAAAGCAAACACCAACCCAGAAGATGTACGGATTATTGAACCAGAAGTTCCACGTCCATCAGAACTGGGCTACGAGTTGAACATGGCGCGCGGTCTGTTGATGTTTGAACCATTGAAGTTTAACTACGGCTTTGCCGGCCCTGTCTACGTCAAGGACTTGTATAAACAAACTCTACCTGAAATCAAAAAGCGCATCCGTAACGAGTACCTTGATTACAGCCGCGCCTATACAGACAACGCTGAGTACCGATTCATCGCCAACGTACTGGCAGTGACAAGGGTAGCGGGAGAGGATGGCAACAGACTTGGCCTGTTTAATTTTGATCTAGACCGCATCATCGGCGTGGTAGGGCAGGGCATCATGGACACGATTAACGGTAAGTCTAAGGACAAGACCAGCGCATACGAAGACATTCTTGGTGACTTCATCAATAAGTACATTCAATCTGCGTTAGTCATCAAAGACGGTCGTACATCAACCGAGCCGAAACAGGCGCTATACATCCGTGCCGAAGTCGATGAGGGAAAGATCTACATCTCTACATCTGCCATGAAGACGTATCTTAAAGATATCAAGTTAGGAGTAAGGGAGTTTGAATCCAATCTGACGAGGCGCGGTACGCTCAAGAGCAAGATACGCAAGCAGATGGCTTCAGGGTGGAAGGATGCGTTTGGCACAACAAACATCCAAGCTTACGAGTTTGAAATGGATATGACCCACCTCTTCCCAGTAAATGAAGAAGCTGTCGTCAGCGAGTAAGCCCTACGACGAGCCAGTATGGTTGTTCCCCTATCCAGCGATGCTGGTGGGGGATAGCTTCTTTATACCGACTATGAAGCCTGCGTACTTGACGTATGCGGCTGATAACGCCGCAAAGAAAAGTGAAGTGAAAGTAAAAATACACACCGTCACTGAAGACGGTGTTCTTGGTATACGTGTTTGGCGCGTGTCTTAGGGTTTGACGTCAAGCGTATCAAAGGCTTCAACGAGTCTGTGTTTAACCAAGCTTGACATGTCGTTAAGCTGTTTGAGCTGTTCTTTGCGCTCCATGATGGTTAAATCTTTATTTGCGCGAACTTGATTTGCCATAGTACGAATATTGCGTAGTGTCCCATTTACTTGCATGTTGTAGAACTGTACAGCAGAATAGGCATTGGGGTTGTCCTCCATAAATTTTTCCAATTGCTCTGGGCGGTCTCTAAGCGAATTGATGCGCTGCTCCATCTTCTTGACTTGCTTCTCAATGCTACTAAATTCACGGGCATCAATGTTTGATTTAGACCCAATAAAGCTACTGAGGAACACCATGTCGTTCTTTGGATCAAACTCTTTTGCCCCAGCCACAGTCAAGCCTACGTTTGTCGCACTTGAAGCCATCTTTGCAATACCGTCAAAGTAGTTGCTGGCAAAAAAGTACATTGTGTTTGGACTCCAATCCACCGCGCCATTAGTTGCATCAAACAATTCTCTAGCGGCTTTCTTGTACATCTCAGGAATGTTATCCCCACCAGTGTACGCATCGCCAAACCGCGACTGACGATTGTTATATATCTGACGCCCCAGACCATCCAAGTTCATCACATACTCAAAGAACGGACGGAATGCAGATGGCGTTACTGAGTCCATTGCAAACGCTGGGAAGTTGTCTATTGGACTGATGCGCGATACCGGCAGCGGCATGAATGAGTCAGCTCCTGTAACCACGATGTTTCCAAACGCGTCAAGTAGAGACGTCCTGCCAGATGCAACAGACGCTATCTGCGCGCCAGCAGATGCAAATGCGCCAAGACCAAAGCCCCAAGGGATCTGAATAATTATGTCTGTGCCGGGTATATGGAATCGCGCATAGCGAGTCCAACGTGCCATATCGTCCGTGACGACTTTGTTGCGACCTAAGTCATCATCCTCTGCCATCATCAACGCCATATAGTACATAGCTACGCCTGTACCAATTAGTCCTGTGGACATATACCGCGCATTAGTTTGGCGTTGTTTAAGTTCTTTTACGGCGTTGTCAATCTGCTCTTCAGTACGACCCTGCGCAGCAGCTTCTTCTCTAAAGTTTGCTTCGTTAAAACCAAACGCTGGAGCCAACGCTTCAATCGCTCTAACTGCGCCTGTGGCAGCTGGACGGAAGAACATAAACAATGCGCCAGCACCCTTGCCCCAACGACCGACCTGCTCAAAGTTGGCTAGGTTCTTGGCATACTCAACTGCTTGAGACTTAGCGTCAGCCAGCGCATCAGCATCGTTTTTAAATTTACCGCTTGATTTATTCTCGGCAAAGAATTGATCCTTCAACATACGATACGTAGCAGCACGGCTAGACAATTCAAACATGTCGTTATAGATGTCAATGAACTTGTCTACCTGATCTTTCTTTTGCAGGATGCCACTGCGTCCAACTTCTTTTATCAGTCCATCAAGCGCACCCTTGGCAGCAAGACCTTGCAGGTATGACACCTTGCCACCTAACTGTATATAGTCAAGCAGGTCAGCGTAGTATTGGTCTTTGGCGGCAAGCTCTTTTAGTTTGTCAAATTTACCGTTCGCATACAGGTTAGAAAACTTAATTGACTTGTACATGCCACCACCAGCCACATCCGCAGCAACAGCAGTCAGCAACTGCCCAGCTTTGGTTGGGCCAAATTCAGCACCAAGCGTAAAGGCATTAGTCAACGCATCGCGCACAAAGTTCATTGGCGCAAACGCTGGGTTATACCGTGTGTGCATTTGCCCGATACCACTTGTAATTGCGTTAGCAATCTCGATTAATGGTTGCGTTGTTCTGTATGAACGTCGAATAGCTTCGCGTTGTTTTGGATCATTCAGTTCAATGATGTCTACTGTTCCATCGGCGTTGTAATGGAATATTTTGTTGTCTCCGCCAATGTCTTTCTTTTCAACATTGTTTAGGAAACGATCTTCAAACTTAATAGGGTCTTTGCTGACTTTACCAATAAGTAATTTGTCTCTTACAGCATTCTTAATTGACAGAGTCAAGTCTTTACGTCCAGCACGCATAGCAGCAGACGCACCATCCGCAAGGGATTGGAGTAATGGATTCTCAGACTCTGACTCTCGACCACTAAAAGGATTTTGGCCTTCCTGCAAGTCACCGCCAATACGTCGTGAATCAATGTTGAACTCTTCGTCAATCTGCCTAAAGCCGGGACGTCCTTTGAACGGCACATAGTTTTGGAAGTTATAGAAGTCAATTACGTTTGACGCAGGTTGAGAGTGGTAGTTAGCCATCTTGTTCAGTGTCTGTGTCAGTTGATTGACTTTACGCAGGGATTCCACCACCGCATCAACTTCTTTTTCTGTCTCGGGTGTTACGCGCTCTTTAAGGATTGCTGCAATTTGTCGCGGTGTACGGTTTGCAATGACGTTGTACATTGCATTGTTTTGGTTAAACATTTCAGGCGCAGTTGGTTTACCGTTTATCTGTTTTGCATGAAATGTCTTATCGTCAACAACTTGATCCAGCATGGCGCGTAGGTCAAGCGCGCGCTCTTTGCGCTTTTGATCCAACTCGTTGATTTGGTCCTGCGTCATGTCTTCTGTGACTGCGTAAGACGGTTGCGCCAACTCACGCATTATTGCTTCTCTAAAACCTTCAGCAGAATATTCTTTGCCTTCAAACTTAATACGCTTGCTATCATTTTCAAGCGGCACTGTCTTTATGTATTTGACCCGACGACGTTCAGGCTCGTGACGCGCTTCCAAAATAATGTGCAGGCGTGCAAGTGCTTCTTTGATTGTCAGACCAGATTTTTTCGCATACGCTTCTACCGCAGCATGAGTTTCTTCAGTTGCATTACGTAGATACTCGTCATACAAATTGACAGCCATACCAGCAGAACGCGTAATTTGCCCATACACATTGTTCAGATCAGGCCCAATACGTTTGAGTAAACCAAACAATTTTGCACGGTCTTCTGCTACTTTAATTGGGTAGCGTTCGTTTTGGAACATAGTAGCTGCCCAATGCCCACCTCTTTTAGTGAACAAATTACTCAAGAACGACTTGGCGGTATGTTCTTTTAGCTGGACTTCAGACTCAGCTTGTGCCGCAAGTTGTTCATCTGATAGATTTGACTCGTCGTATGTCTCCGCCTTTTTTGTTTCAGTAGGCAGGGGAGCCATTTGGACGCCGCCCTTTGGAGCAGACATGACGTATTCAAATGCGCCAAAGGTTTCAATTAGCGCATTGCGCTCTCCAACAGTATCTGGAATGCCAAGTACTTGGGCAACAGCTTTTACAAAATTAGACCATGCATCTTTGACTTGACCCCATAATGAAGCACTAGCTGGGATCTGTATGCGTTGTAATTCTTTTTGAAATGCACGGTCAGTCACAGCATAGGCTACAAACTCATACACGTTCTTGTATGCAGCAGGGTACTTTTGCGCCAAGAGAGGCTGTGTTTTACCCATCAAGTAATCAAGATGCACTGCGCCGTCTTCTTGTTTTTGAGATAACTTACCCGTGCTTTCTTCAAAACTGTTTAACACGCGTATGGTCCCGGCGTGCGCAAACTCATGTAGTAAGACAGTCTCTGTCTGTCCTTCTTTGGTCACCCGGACAGTATCCGTTTGAGGGTCGTACTCCGCAGGGCGATTGTTTTGTAATCCTTTTACGATTTCAACTTTTGTATCTAGTTTAAGTTTGTAAAGCGCCTGTGCAATAGCTCTATGTACGGGGTCTTGCGCAGAAGTACGTAAGTAGTTTAGGAAAGCTGTGGCGTTATTCTTATCAAGCTGTTCTTCAACAAACTTTGGTAGTGGTTTAGTCTTAGGCACGCCTTCAGGTTGGATGTCCTGCGTTTCAGCTAAGTAACCAGACAATCTTTCAGCCGCAAGGTCATGTTCAGGCTGATTATTAGTCGCTAAACCTTCAAAGTAAACCTGTTTTTCTTCAGGCGACAACGCGCCAAACTCAGGCAGGTGTAGCCGCGCATCGGGTTCAATACCGTTGTGGTATTCCCGTGTGTCTTCGTACATCTCCTGTTGTTCAGGAGTTATTTCTTGTTCTCGCGTTTCTGGAACACCACTAGGCTTTCCTTTGGTTACTATTGAATTAAATAATTCATTCTTGTCGTTTATTTCTTTTATCAATTCTTCGTCGGTAAGCGCCGCTGCTCTAGAAGGAGGCAAAAGATATGATTGTTCATCGCCGTCAGAGTATTTAGCCGCAATAACAGTCCAACCACCTTCGCCCCGCACAACTTTGTATTCAGTATTTTTGTTGTAAGCAGGTTCATCAAAGTATTCGGGAATAGTAACAGTAGCTGTGTACATTTCTCCCGGCTGATCTTTTGCCGCATCAATTTTTGCCTGCGCTTCAATATGACCAAGATTTGTAGTTTCTTCTACGCTTTTTTTATTTAACTCTTCTACAGGCGCTTCAGATTCTATTTTTTCTCCTGTAATAGGGTGTACAAAAGAAAAATCTTCTTCGTCTGCGTCAATTGGAAGGGATTCATCTACTGGAGCTTGTTGCGTTCCTTCTCCTGCAACAGGTTGCACAACATCCTGTCTAGGAGGAACCACTCCAGATCCGTCAGGTTCTCCAAGTCCTTCGGTGGGTACGACTGTATCGGGCTGTTGAGCCACTGGAACGCTTGTTCCACCTGCTGTGGTGTCAGTTGGTACAACATCTGGCGCTCCTTTCTGAGCTGCTTGTAGAGTCTCAATTTGGGTTTTGACGCGTCTTTGCTTATTTCTTTTACCACTTAACGCGCCTTGTTCTGCTTGAGTAATAGTGCCATCTTGCTTCTTTGCTTCAAGTACCTTAATCTCTTCAGTTCGTTTATTAAAGTCTTGTACAAGCAAATCAACTTCCGTAGCTGGCGCACCAGCAGGCATGGCAACGGGCGTACCTTCAGGAGAGATTTCAAAACCGGATACAGTGCGCTGCGCTGTAGTAGGCGCAAGTTCAGGCTCTGGACCTAGGTCAGTACCCGTAGGCACTTCAACATCTGCCAACCCTTTGGTTTGGATCTTTTGCGCTTCGGCCTCAGGCCCTTTGCCAAGTGCTACGTCTGCAACGCCAGTAATAGCGCCACCACCAAGACCGCCCTTGAGTCCAGCATTGATAAACCGTTCAAAATTCTTCGGGGTGAAAAACTCTTGGTTTTGGTCAACAAAATTTTCAGCAGCAGCACTCGATACTTCTTGCAACGCTTCAGTACCGCCTTCAGTCACAAAGCCTTTGGCTACGCCCGTGCCTGCACGTTTATACCAAGCCGCACCCAATTCTTCAGGGCCGATTCCAGACAACTTTGCTTTGCGTAATAGACTTATAGGTAACGCAGCGTCCAACACGGCGTTAAAGCCACCAAACGCAATTGCCGTACCAATATCTTGTTTGCCTGTGGCTTCATAAATGTTCTGATAAACATCGGGTATGTTCTGCGCCGCAGAGCCAACCAACGCGCCACCTGCTTCATACTTTAGTGCAGTCTGCCGTGCAGCTTGAATACCCGCTTGCGTCGCAGCTTGCTTTAATTCTTCACCTACCAGCCCTTTGGCGGCTTGATTCAGCACAGCTTTCTCAGCAGCAGACTGCGCCGCCGCTACTGCACCACGCCCTAAAACAGATGCTGCGCCGCCAGTGAACAAACTTGGTATGAGAGAGGGCAGGGCTTCTCCAACTGCTTCCTTGGCGTATGTAAGCGCATCCCCTACACCTGTGATGTCGGTATACGATGCTATTTCAGCTGGATATTTTTTTGCTATTTCTTCTTGGGTCTTTGCAGCCTCTTGCATCTGCTGCGCGGCGTACTCATCTGCGCCAACTGCTTTACCAACCATAGCAGGCAGGATATCCCCAAGCAGCATACCGGTTTGCGCTGCGCCACGTTTGATGGACGGAATGAAGCCAGTTTCCGGTTTCTTTACTGGGGCAGGGGGAGCCTCTGGTTCTTGCATCAAATTAAGATAGTCTGACGCCAGCATTTTTACCGCATCTACTGGCAGGCCATCAGGCCCTTCAAAGTTATAAACCTTCCCGCCGGAACGTACTTTGTAAGTTGCCATGTTTTAACCCAAATCAATTATGTCATCATCATCGTCTTTTGAAGAGGATACCCCAGTCATACCAAATCCAGTTGTCATTGGTAAATATTTTTTCAGGGCTTGGTTTATCATACGATCATAGTCTTCTGGCTTTACTGGCATTCCGCTCGCTTTTATTTTTCCGTCAACTTCGCCACGCGCCAGTTTAATAGCTTCCGCTCTGCTTTTTGCTGCATATTGCATACCACGCAAACCAGCAGTGCCAGACCTAGCAGCAATTTGCTGCCCTAACAACCCTTCTTTTACTTTATTTGCACGAATAGTCTCATCAAGTTGACGTTGCTGCTGTTTGATAGTCTCTTGGGTTTGCTGTAACTGACGCATATTTGTGGCGTGTTGCATTGCAGTTGCGGAGTCATTCTTACGTGTGGCGATGTTGAATTTACGCATCTCCATTTGCAGCTTCATATCGTTATCATCTGCGGCAGCAGCAAGTTTTTGGCTTTCAGCAACAGACGCAGCAAGTACTGGACTAGCGGCAGCAAGACTTCCAAGTAGGCCCGCAGTACCCTGACCTTTGCTTTTCTTACCCTTTTCAGAAGCTTGAGCAGCTACATTAAAACCATATTCAGTAATTGCTTTATTAAAAGCTTGTTCTTTAATTTGTTTAGACTTACCTGATTGTTTTTCTATCAAGTCTTGAAGTCCCTTCAAGTCCTCTTTGCTTTCGGCTTGCAGTTTGTCACGAAACTCGTCAAAAGTTTTCATGAATTCGTCTTTAGGCACGCCCTGTTCTTCAGCCATCTTTGTGATGGCTTTATCCATACTTGGGCTGAGTTTTTTTTGCTTTACAACAGGCTTTTCCTCTTGCGTATCTTTTGCAATAAAAGCAGGAGTAGACCGTGCGCCAGCACCTTTTGGTTGAGGGCGGTTAGCCATAGTAGGAGCAGGCGCTCTACCTGATTCCCGCATAACTCGGTTGTATTCAGAATTAGGATCGTTTTTTCTAGCAGTATCCCCAGTCCAATCTTGAATTAATTCAAAAGGTGATTTTGATTTACCAGCTTGTTGTAACGCCGCTTCAACGCCTAAATCTTCACTAGTTTGTGGCACTAACCCACGGTCAGCAAACGCAACGATGCCGCCATTTGCAGCATACATAATTTCTTCTTGACGCTCTTGTGGGATTTGGTCAAACGCGTTGCCAAGACCGTGACTTAAAGAAGCTGACTGTGCTTGTATTGCATTTAGTTGTGCGATACGTTCATCAATTGCATTTGCAGTATCAATATCACGACGAGCAAGCGCGGCTGATTTCATGTCCGTCAAAGCTTGTATGCTGTATGTATCGTCAATCAAATTTTCTTTGTTGTTTTGACTTGTTACATCGCCGCCATCTGCATAACGAACTACAGACTCACCATCCATAATCTGACCGCCATCGGCGTAGCTCTTCATTAATCCGCCATCTGCCGCCATCATTCTGGACAGGCCATACGCACCCATACCCAAGCCAGCAAGCTGACCCATTGTGCTACCGGGGGCTTCATACATAGTGCTTGTAGATTTTTGACCCAAAGGCATACCACGCACCAAGTCAGACATGAAGCCCAACTGCTTGTATGGGTAGTTCTGTTGGTTCTGGAAGTCCTGATACGCCATGTCCAGCGGACGCTGGGCTTGTTGTTGCATCTGACCGCCGTAAGCGCTTTGCAACTTGTTGATGTCCATGCCTTGCTGAAACTGCTGACCACCTAACTGACCAAGTTGACCTGCGCTTTGTAGAGCGGTTTGAAGTCCCTGCATACCAAGACCAGCACCGTATTGGCGAGACTGCTCACCCAATTGTTGTGCTTGCATCCGACGGGCTTGGTCGGCATTGAATTGTTGTTGAGCCTGTTGGAACGCGGCATTAGAGCCTTGGGCTTGAATATCACCCATCTGCTGACTAAGATTGCGCTCACGCTCTGCTCGCATGATGGCCTCCCGACCACCGCCAAAAGCACCGGCTTGAGTGGCTTGAGCTTGTTGTTGTGCGCCTTGAATTCCAGATTGCCGGGCAGCTTCACGCTTGCCAATATCAATGACGTTCTGTTGATACGGGTTCATGTAGAAGTTGGCTGCGTCCTGACCAAACGTACCGCCAGAGAATTTTCCGCCTTGATAATTAGTACCCAACGCGCCAATACCTGCGGCGGTGGCTAAGTCTGAACCTGTACCCAATTGCTGAGAAGGCTGCATATTTGCAGCGCCTTGAAACGCCTGTTGCTGCATGGGGGTAAACCCAGCAATTCGATTGCCGCCATACTGTTGATATGGGTTTTGGTTAATGTCGGTAAGCGCCGCGCCTTTAGCAAGGGTACTCTGTGCGTATGGACGCGCCCATTCTGGCAGTTCTACCGTCTGTGTAGTTTTATCAGCGGGTGCTGGCGCACTTCCACCACCGCCACCGCCGTCACCAAGGACTAAACCACCAGCCTTGCGGTAGGTCGCAGAATCACCGAGCGGTTCGCCCAATGCGTATAACTCACGACGAGAGTAGCTGCGTTTCATAATTCAATCCTCATTACTTGGTGGGTGTTTTCCATACCCATTTTCTTGTACATCTCAACAAGAGAACCTCTTGCCCAACATTGGGCTTTCTTTGCACCGTTGAGCCGCATAAATTCTTTGGCCTCATCAAACACGTAGTCTCTGACAACCCCTTTGCCACCCATCAAGTTCACATGCCCAACACGTTCCATCGGGTAGTCAATGAACTCAATTGTGCAAGCACCGGTTATGCCTTCACCGGGTTCTTCCCATACCAACAAATGCGTCTTGCCTGTGCGAATGCTGTACTCAATGAACTGCTCATTGTGTGACCCCGGCTCCAAGTCCATCGCTTTTTTGAGGAGGGGCAGAGCAACAGGCCATACAACTGGAAGGTGGTTAGGGTGAACGTGGTGCAGAGGCATAGTTACGCAGGGAGGTATTTCTCAGAGCGGCTGTTCTTTGCCACTTTACCTTTGCCTACAGTCTTACCGCGAGCCTTTTGGATTCTGTCCATCATTGCGTACAGCTTACGTGCGCCAGCTTCGGTTGAGCCATTGCCCAACTCAGAAACAATACGTGCAGGTACAACAAATTCACCGTCAGCCAGTCGTGCAGGTTGCTTCTTGCCAATCACCGCAGGGATGGAGTCGGACACGCCGTCACCGGGGCCACGCAGTAATCTGCCGCCATCAGAGTAACCACCAAGGTTGTAGCCTGCGTCAGAGATACTGCCACCTGCGGCACGACCAAAAGGTTGAGGCATACTAATCCCACCGCCACCGCCACCGCCAAGCCCACCAATATTTCCAATAGAGGGCTTATTTTTCTTTTTTTCTGCCGCTGCTTGCGCTTCTGCAAACTGTGGGTTTGGCATATATCTTTGTGCATTTGCATCAAAAATGAACTCATTATCCGCGTCAGCTACAAAAAGTTGTGGTGGATTTGGTAACGCAGTCGGTGGCGCGATTGGCATTTGTGCAGGGGCGCTTGTAGTTTGTTTCAAGTAGTCCGCATACTGGGCATTTGCGTCAATTTGGGGCGCTTGAGGTTGAGCCGCACGTTGGGCCTGCATTTGTTTAAACGCAAGCAATGCTGGTGTTTCAGTAGGGCGATCCGGGTCTGTTGCGACTCCACCATCTGCATACCCATACGTTGATTTAGCTTGCTCAGGAGTCAGTTTTGAGTACGAAGGCGCAAAGTACTGCTGCTCCCGACCATATGGATCTGACTGTGGAAACGGAGTGGTAGTTGGGTTCATAGAAAAACCATAGCGCTGCCCCATGTCTGTATCGGCTTTTTCTTCCTCTGGGGCTTTAGGCTTCATCATTTCAGCCGCAGTTGGCGAAAGAGCAGACCCGACCTTAGTGGCAAGTCCTATAGGATCTTTACCAATAAGATTACTAATCCCACCTTCTTGGCCCAAAGTCCCAAACCCTTTACCCATAGCGCCAAATCTATCACCTATTGACATATTGGCAAATTGCATTTTTGCTGCTTCGGGGGTTAAAGCTGCGTTTTGAACTGCTTGGAATTGTGCGCCTGAGTTTGCGCCAGCGCCAGCTAAAGCTTGATGATCCGCAAGCATCTGTGCTGTTGGCCCTTCTATTGGAGCCGCAAGTGCAGCCTGTTTAGCCATTTCTTGTTGTGCAAGGACTGACTGTTGAGCCATTGCCCCAGTGCCTGCAAGGTCGGCGGCGGCTGGTGCGGCGGCAGCTTGAACCCCTTGCATAGCTATAGATTCGCCCAACCCCGCACCACCATAAGCACCAAGACCCGCCATCAAGCCCTTCTCAAGGCTACCAGTCATGGCAAAGCTTAAACCGCCTGTTATTAAACCAGCAGTCATTGGATTAATTGCCCCGCCAGAAACCGCCATCAAGCCAGCACCAGCCACCATAGGCAGGATAGACTCAAGGAAGCCAGCTTCGGGTAAACCCGTGTGTGGGTTGGTGGTCAGTTGACCGCCGTGGGCTTTGGCAATCGCGTTTAAGCTGTTCACTTCCCGAGGGGACATGTGAACCATTGTGGAATCATTACCACGACCATGCGAAGACAAGTGTTGGGCTGCGATTTGTAGGCTCATTTTTGCCTCATTTAAACGGGTTTATTGATAGTATCATGGGAATGCTTTTTAGCCAACTTTCCAGTTGGTTCCGTCAGAATAGACTGGAACTGTTACCGCCCCACCAGCCGCCACGGTTGAACCAAAAGTTGGAGTCAGAGCATCAGACACAAACGTCCTTGCGCCTTGTCTTGAATCTACTGCGCTGGGTAGGTCAGCCACGGCGTACACCGTTGATGCCAATACCGTCTGTTTCAGCACGTTATCCATTTGGTTGAAATACAACCGAAAAATATTGTTTAGCTGGTCTTGGTACTGCCGGTCATACTGCTCTGGGGCTAACGGGGTATTTGGTGCAGACGGCGCAATAAAGGCGGTTAAGTTTATTGCCATTACGAACCCCTGCGTCCGTCGGGCTTGATGTCAATACGAGGCGCACCCAACTGCCACTGTAGGCCAAGCTGAGTGCCGTCAACCCTAAACGACATCTGACGACCACGTACCCTGACATAAATATACTGGGTGAACTGTTCGACCGGAACAGTTGCTGTGCGGGTAACAGTGCCGGAACTTACGCCACCTTCAGACTCGGGCGTGTTGTACCCAGAGCCGGAATTTTGCAACGGCTTAATGGTCATGGTGACTTGTGGGCTGGCGGCAGTAGAGCCACGGAACGTGATGTCTGGGATTATTCTCCAGATGAACCCAAAGTTATGCCCGTCACCAATGTCAAACTCAGAGGAGACGATGTATGAATCAATAGCCACGGCATTTTCTGTGGTGCGGTCATCTACGCCATACTCATGGTACACAAGGTTGTTTGAATACGTAGCGCCGATGGGGTATTCGTTGATGCCAGAGTCCAACCAAGCAGTCCTGCCCAAAGTGCCGTAGTACCAAATGTCTTCTGCGTAGTTGTACACAACATACTTGTCAATCACGGTTGAGGTAGAAGAGCAGTAAAACCACCAAACTTCATTGAAGCCTTCGCTTGTACCAGCAAAGAACTGTGACTGCTGTTGGAGGTTAATGTCTTGGAAAATGTACTGACGCAGGTCACAGCGCAAAGTTTGAATGCGACCATCGTATTTGTAGAACTTGTCTATGCCCATCCAGTAAATAACGCCAGAGGCAATGACCGCCGTGTTAAATCCAGCAATTGAGATGTTGTCACCAAGAAGTTGTGAACCCCAAACATAGGGTGGGCCAAGGTATTGCAGAGAATACAAAGACGCATCTGTGAACACAACGATCTCTTGCCGCGCCTGCACTGCTGTGCGGATTTCAGAACCGTGGGACAGTCGGATAAAGCCAGCCTGATTGGTTGCCGCAGGTGTCCACGCAACAACCGACTCTTGGTCTGACCAACGAATCAGCATGGGGTCAAGCGTACCGCCACCAAAAGGTGTAGCGCCAAACGCAATAGTGAACCGACTTGCGTCCGACACCATGACAAAATCCACGGCTGCTGGCACATCCGATGCACCGCCCAAAGAAGTCACTGGGATGGCGCGAGGAGAAACGTAATGCGTACCAGACTGCGTTCCAGATGTGGTTATGTACACCCCAGCCACTGCGTTTGCATAGGTGGTTGAAAGTCTAAACGTCGAGCCGGAAGCGCCGCTTACATAGTACACAGTACCTGAAGTCAACCCAGTCGGCAGTGCGCCGGAGGTAAGAAGAACAACAGCCATTGTGTCAATTAAGCTGCCATAACTAAGTGTAAACACACCGGGGGTTGCTATGGTTATAGTTACTGGGTTTGGTGAAGACCCAACTGAAGCGTTCCAGTAGTACATCGGGCCACCACGATAGGCAAAGATCAAGTCCTGCCCAAAGTTAGCCTGTGACCAAATCCTGATAGGGGACACACTCGCAGTGCCAATACCCCAAGGCCCTTCACCCCAAGGGCCAGCGCCCCAGCCAGTTAAAGGTTGTGCAACATCTTTACCGACATTGATATCGTAGTACGCATTGACCGGATTGCCGCCATTCCCAGTGTCATACACGCCAGCCGCAACAGGGGACTGAATTGTGTAAGAGTTGGTGTTAACAACTGTAATTTGAAAGCTTTGGTTAAGAACTTCAGCCGTGATGCCGCTATTGACGTACAGGGAGAACGTGCCTGATCCTGCGGTTGATGTGCTGATTGCTGCGCCGTTTGGCACGTTGGTGAAATTGACGGTTGTGCCTGACACTACGTTGATGTAGTACTGAGTGTTTTCAGCCAAGCCGCCGGGTAAGGATGAAGAGCCAAGATTGACGGTATATGTCAAGCCAGTCGGTGTCCCTGCGGTTGTTGTGATAGCTGCGCCGCCAGAAGTAGCCGACAAAGTAAATGTAGTTGACCCGTTGGTCGCAATTATGTAATAAATGGTTGGGTTGGTATACCCAGTTATTGATCCAGTCCCACCAAAAGTTCCGCTGATAGTCAAAGTCTGACCAATTGCCAAAGTTGAAGATGATGCAGTACAAGTAAATTGACCCGCTGTACCGGCAATAGCAACGCCGCTTAAAGTGATGTTGTCACTTTTTGTCAGGAGTACAGGAGTGTTTTGTGCGAGCGCAGTAGTCAGGACAAAGTTTGTGGCTGTGGAGCGTGTAAACGCCTGTGTGCTTAGAGCTACTGCGCCCAAGAAATTAACAAAGTCGCCATCCGCCGCGCCGTGCGATGCGTCTGTAACCGTGATGGTGGTTGAGCCTGCGGTTGCTGCAAAAGGGCCATTTAAACTCATCTGCACCGAACGCAGTGGTGTGATGTCGTCGTAAGCGCCGCCGCTGGATATATAGAACTTCAGGTTTGTGCCAACGCCGATGTAGTTAATGCCAGTTAAGCTGTCCCATGTCCATAATGAGCGGCATGTACCCTCAAAGGTACTAGTAGAAATCTGTTGCCAGCCGCCAATCTTTTCTGGTGTGCCTTGACGAAAGCGCACTTTGTCGCAGTCGTAGTAACCCCCTTCGGTGGTGTACCTTGTGTTTTCCCTGTTTATACCGGGCTTGAAGAGGATCTTTTGTAATGGCATGGTTAACCTACATTGCGCTCAAAATGAGGGCAATCAACAAGGGACTTGAAGTTGCCGCCCCAGCGGTTCTTTGGATGCAAGGTCTCCCAATACGCACCCAGAGGCGCGAGGATTGTTTTATCCCAAATAATCTTTCCATCCTTGAAAAAATTCAAATCTATGGCGCACCGCTTTAGATGGATGGAGTTCATTGTCTTGGATCGACCCGTCTTGAAGTAAATGGCTTGCTGCTCGGGTGTACGGGCAAGTTCCCCGCCGGTCACCACAAACCCTTGGTCTGTAGCATATTGGATTAGCTTGCACATGTCCAGCAAGAATGCGGCTTGTTCAGTGTTTAAACTCATTTTTTGACTTTCATATCAGCCAGCTTTTCTATGGTTCTGCCACCAAAGTAAGCCCCCATAATAAGCATCCCCCAGTTTCCCAGCAGGGTGACATAGGACTCGTTGGCGTTGTACCCGTAGGCTGACATCATGGCAAACAGAAAGTACCCCAAGAAAATGGCAATAAGACTCATGGGGCGGATGTTCTTGGATAGCCAAGAATCGCTGTTCATATCCGATTTCCAGCGGTCTGTGACGTTGTTGTCCTCATTCTTGGCGGCATCGGCAAACATTTGCAATTCAGCCAATTCCATCTTGGCCTTCTCAATACCCAGTTCAAGCAGGCGTTCTTCGTGTTCATACTGAAGCTGGCGCAGGTTGCTTACATCTTCTGCGGTTGGATTGTCAGGGATCTTCACGCCAAGCGTTTTCTCAACCACCTCTTTGCCTTTGGCTTGGATGGCAGAAGACAGTAACCCCAAGCCGTTTTCGGCTAGGCTACCTAGGAGGGACGCTACTATTGGAATCATCTCTTTTTTCCTTTTCAACTTGTCTACGCAGTTTTTCCATCTTCTCAATCTGCGCTTGAGCTTCTTTTTTGGTTTGCAATACGTCCATGTACAGCACCCCAATCAGTGGCAGCAACAATACTACAAGAACACAAGCTGCTATCCACCCCACAACTATCTCCCAATCTTGTACAAGAGGCCGAGGAGCAACCACATATATAGGAGGAATAGGATAGTCGCCAGCAGATACGCCTGCCTTTCTCTTAGGAGCCGCTCCTCTTCCTTGCGTTGCCATGACTCATCATCCCGTTTCTTCCTTGCTTTGTCCTGCTCTATCTTGATGACATCCCGCATATCAAACACTTTGCTATACAAAGCCCCCATCTCTTTGGGAGCGCCGTACACCATTGCTTCTCTTATCTCCGTCTCTAACAACGCCATCTGGTCTTGAGCCATGACCCGCTTTAGGGCGGCTTCCATCAGGTTGGCATCAGGGTCGTAGACTGTCTTGCTTTTCTCTTCCTCTTCCCTTATGTGGTCGGCAAGCTGTTCTTGCAGTTTGAAAAATTGAGAAAGCTGAGTAACGATGTCTGCCATGACTTGGGTTTCGTCAACGGCAACGTAGGCTTCCTTCTTTTTCGCCACAGGCTTGGGGCTTGCGGTGGGCGCTGCTCCGAAAAGCTTTTGCCAGAAACTTCTGACTGCTTTGGCATCTGTAACAACTTCATCAACAGTCTTCTTGATCTCCATGAAAGATGTTTTGGCATCTTTGTACAACTTGCATCCCTGCTTGATTGCGGCGACGCAGGCATTGGCGGCAAAGAGGATGGAGATCGGGTCAATTATTTAGCCTCAAGCGCAGTGATTCGTGCTGTCAGGGCTGTGATGGTGCTAGATTGGGCATCTACCAATGCCTTGAGTTCTTGGATGGCGGCTGTTAATGTGGCAACCAAGAATGATGTGTCGATGCCTTGGTAAACAGGGCGAGTAGCCTCATTGCCGTCTTCGTCTGTGTATGTTTCAACAGCATCTTTCTCGCCATTAACGCAGTCAGGAACAACCTCTTGCAGTTCGTGAGCAATAAATCCTTGACTGCTTGAGCCGTCTACATTC